CACCATAGCCTGTTTTCGCCTGAAGGAAATCAATGGCATCGAACCTTAAATATTCGGCGGCGCTCAAGACCAGCCAGCAAGCGGCAATCAGTACCGCAGCCGGCGCCTCCGCAATCCTCACGCTCTACAGCGGCACTCAGCCCGCATCGCCCGACGTTGCAGTTACGTCGCAAGTCGCCCTTTCTACGCATACGTGTGCCGTAACCTTCGGTACTGCATCGGCGGGCGTACTCACTGTCGGTGCGATCGGCAACGGCACCGGAACGGCTGGCGCAGGCGCTGGCACCGCAGCAACGTGGTCCCGCCTCACGACATCCGGCGGCACCGCACTGATCGACGGCTCGGTTGGCACCTCGGGCGCCGATTTGAACTTGACCGGCACGACCAGCATCGCAACGGGCCAGCAAGTAAGCATCTCTGGCTGGACCCTCACTAACGGCAACTAATCCCAACCATGACCACGATCATTCTGACGTCGGGGTCAACATGGACGGTCCCGGCTGATTGGAGCGGGACGAACCAGATTGAGGTTTGGGGCGGTGGTGGCGCAGGTGGCGGCTCGGCAATCTCAGGCGGTGGCGGTGGCGGATCTGGCGGCTACTCGACCGTTAGCAATGTGGCTGGCCTTAGCGGCACAGTCTCGTACGCCATTGGTGCGGCAGGTGTCGGCGCAGTCACCAGCGGCGGCAATGGCGGGGCCACGTGGTTCGGCGCAACCACTCAGGCGGCCAGTACGGTCGCGGCCAACGGCGGCACGGGTGGCTCCGCTTCCGGCACGGGTGGCGCAGGTGCTACTACTACGGGCGCGAAGGGTACAGCTACAGCCGGTTCGGCTGGTGGCGCTATCGGCTCGAACGGTGCCGGTGGCGGCGGCGCAGGCGCACCCGGCCCACAAGGCGCAGGCGCAGTCGGCGGTAGCGGTACAGCATCGGCCAGCGGTGCGGGCGGTAAGGGTGACAACGGCTCGGGCGGTAACGGTGGAACAGGCGGATCGACCACTGGCGGTGCAGGCACATCCAACCAGAACGGCGGCGGTGGTGGTGGTGGTAACGGCGGCACGGTCACCACAAACGCCGGGGCGGCAGGCTCTCCCGGTGCAGGGGGTGGCGGCTGTAACGGCGACGGTGGTAACGGCGGCGCAGGCGGCTTGGGCCAAATCCGTATCACCTACACGCCGGCATCTACGTCCATCACGGGATCCGGTGCTTCGACTCAGGCGGCTAACACATCATCAGCGACTGGCTCGACTTCCGTTTCGGGATCATCGGCCAGCACGCAGAGCGCCAACGCATCTGCAGCATCCGGCGCGATAGCCGTCTCTGCCTCGGCTGCAAGCACACAGGCATCCAACGTCAGCGCCGCAAGCGGGAAGGTTTCCGTTTCAGGAACCGCGGCATCAACGCAGATAAAGAGCGCGAGCGCCGCATCTGGTGCCGTCTCCGTCAGTGGCTTCGGTTCGTCGATCCAAGCGGCTAATTCGACCTCGACGTCGGGCCTCGTGTTGGTTTCGGGCGCTTGCGCTTCCACGCAGCAGGCCAACGCAAGCGCGGCCTCGGGTGCAATCAAGGTTTCTGGTTCAGCATCCGACACGCAAACGCCGAACGTCTCGAGCGCGTCAGGTGCAATCGGCAATATCGCGCAAGGCAGTGCGGCCAGCACTCAGGCTGCGAATCTCTCCGCGGCGACTGGCGCGGTTTCGGTGTCAGGTTCAAGCGCTTCGACGCAGGTCAAGAACGCATCGTCTGGCGTGGCTTTTATTGCGGTCCGCGGATCGTCTGCCTCGATTCAAATGGCCAATGGCGGTTCTGCGTCCGGTCTCGTCGCGGTATCGGGTTCCGCGCATGTCTCGCAACAACCGGACATATCCGACGCGACCGGCTCCGTCGTAGGTAGCGCAATCATAGGCACTGCGGCAAGTACGCAGCAGGCCAATGTATCGGCGGCGAGCGGGCGCATATACACGCCTAGCATCGACCCGATCACGTTCGTTGTGGCCGCCGAAAAGCGGGTCTTTCGGGTTTCTGCTGAATCTCGCGCGTTCGTCGTCCGACCTGAATCACGCTTGCTAGCAGTGAATGGCGAAAGCCGGACGTTCGCTGTCGCTCCGGAAACTCGAGTCGTGAAAATCGCAGCTTAAAACTCGTCCATTGGAGCGGTAATGGCGGTCCCATTTCTCAATCAAATTCCTAATAAGAACCCGCTGGCCGTCCTCGATTACGAAATCGACTGGACTGCTTGGCTCGCTTCGGGCGAAACAATCGCGACGGCCAATGTCACGGTGCCAGCAGGGATCACTCTTTCTACGCCCGCGTCAGTAAGTGGCGGCGTCGTCGTGTTCTGGCTTTCGGGCGGCACGTCGGGACAGTCTTACACCGTCACGGGAATGATCACAACCAGCGCGGGACGAACTGACGTCAGATCGTTCCTGCTCTCAGTCAGATAGCTTTCCCGCCTCCATCACAAGCCGCCTTCGGGCGGTTTTTTTACGCCTATGAAAATCGCACACGAACACGAGCAGTCTGAAACGCTGCACTTCAGCGTTTTCTATCCCGACCATCCCCCGCGTACCGAATCAGCACTGTTCCGCAAGACCAAGCATCACCTGGTCGCTGTGCTCGATACCCCGTGTTGGGTATGCGGCACGAAGGACAAGCGCGAGGTTCACCACTGGCATGCCGAATGGGCTGACAGCGACGGTATCGACTGGGACAAGATGCGCGTCCTGCACCCTGGCTTCGACTGGTCGACCTTCAAGGATCCATCCGACTTCATCGACAGCGAATACAACATGCGGATTCTCTGCGAGAAGCACCACCGCGGGCCCGGCCACGGGATCCACATGATTCCTCTACCCATCTGGGAAATGCAGCGGATCAAGCGCGACGATTTCATTTTTAGCGAAGACGAACAGGAGCACTCATGAACGGAACCAGCTTAACCACCGGCGGCATCACCGTAAGCGCCGCCACTCTCGAGCCCGCAGTTAGCTGGGCGCTCACGGCCATGTTCCACTCGCCTGCGCCTGAAAGCGTCTCGGTGCTCGTCACCGGTCTGCTCGCTGCTGCGGTACATGCGGGCCTGAACTTCATCGCCGCCCGCACCGCCGCAAAGCAAGCCCCCACCGCTTAATCCCTGCCTTAGCCTGCCTTATCCTGCCGCGCTCGCGGCGACCTTCTGGAGTATCCCCGTGCTGAAAAATCTATGCCTCGCGGCAGGCCTTGTCGCGTCTATCGCGCTCGGCGCCTGTTCCGCCTCGCAAATCCAAACTGCTGCCGGTAACGTCGCAGCGATCAACGGCGCAGCCTCTGGCGCATTACAGACCGTCGCAACTTCGATCGTTGCGGCCTGCCCGGCTGGCGAGGCGTTCGCAAGTGCGGCTGCCGCTGCAACCGCAAATCCAGGCGTACAGATCGCTGCCGGCGCAAACGGCATGTTCTGCGCGATTAACAAGGCGATTGTGGCTACCGCTCCGGCGGCGTCCGCGCCTGCTGCGGCTTCGGCGCCTGTTGCTGCGAGCCAGTAAATGTCGCCGCGCGACTATGCGTTGCTGGCGCAGGAAGCCTACACCGCAACGCCCGATATTGGAGTTGATGGCAGCGCTTCACAAGCCATCGTGCGGCACACCGAGGCCGGGCTTTGCATAGCCTTCACCGGTACGGAAAATCTTGACGGCTGGGGCGCGGACTTCGACGTTGTGCCCGTATCCGTGCTTGGCGCTGGCGATGTGCATCGCGGGTTCCTCGATGCGTGGCGAGCTATCTCGGGGCCAGTGCTGGCGGCTATCTCGGGACAGCCCGTGACGCTGGTTGGTCATTCGTTGGGTGCCGCGATTGCGATCATGTGCGCAATGGATATGACGCTTGCGGGCAGTCCGCCCGCCGCTGTGTTCGGCTTCGAGCCGCCGCGCGTGAGTCCCGATCTGACGATTAGGACGCTACTCGCCAAGGTACCGGTCCATCTTTACAAGAACGGTCTCGACATCGTGCCCGATGTTCCGCCCGGGTGGAATCATGCCGCTCTGCTGACGCATATCGGCAAGCCGGCGTTGCCGTTTCCCAATGTGCAGGATCACGCTATCGCCCGGGTTATTCAGGCGCTGGCATAGTTTCAAGCTGCTGTATCCCGTCCGAGGCTTAGGCCTTGGGCGGCACCCCTCTTCTCTCGCCATTGGCGACGATCAATCAAACGACCTTCCCATAGGCGGCAGCAAACTTGCACGCCGATGCAAACGACGAATAGTGCCCAAGCACGAATCCGCGCCATGTAAGACGCCACCACTTGCAGTCGCCAAGTGGCTTGAAAGCGATTCGCAACTTGCTGTCGTTGATATCAAGCATCCCCGCCTCCCACGCCCTTGAGCGCACATCACTTAGCGCACTAGCGGCGCGTCAGTCTTCCGATTCCAAGAAGCTATAGAAGTCGCCATTTCCGGCGTACCATTCGGTAGCGTCTTCAGATCCGTTCGGATAAGGACACTCTGCCGATCCGACTTTGCCGGTATATAAGTCCTCTGCCGCTTTGTAACCCAGGTCGTAGGCGCTCTGTTCCATCATTCTCCTTAGCCCAGCATCGCTGGCGCGTCTATTTCCTTCCAAATCCCAAGGCACCCGGCCGGCTGTACCCAGCATATTTTATCTTTAACCAATCGCGCGAGCGGCCCCGCTGGTAAGTCGAGTCTAGCCGCTTAGCAACCATCCCTTCCAGATCCAAACTTACCGCCTTCGCAAATACCCACTCTCCGACTTCCTCGATTCCGCTTGCATAGATTGTCGTCTTCGTGTCGTCGAACGAGTCACGCAAGCGCGCCTTTCGTTGGGTCAGCGGTAGTCCTCGCAAATCATCGCCGTCGATCGACAGCGCATCGAAGACATAGAGTCTGGCCGGGTCGAGCCTGGCCGCGGCTTTGACATTCTTCGCTGTTCTCGTGACGGCCCGTCGTTGCAGGCGTTCGAACGATGGTCGTCCGCTGGCGTCATCAACGGTCAGTTCAGCGTCCCATGCGAAGTCTCCGGGAATGACGGAGACCGCGGCGACGACCTCGGGAAACGAGCCGTTGAACGAATTTCCGTTCCGGCTGATCAGGTCCACTCGATCACCGGCCTTCAGGATGAGGCAGCGAAAGCCGTCGTACTTGATTTCGTACAGCCACTCAGGATCGGAGAAGGGGCGCTTGAAAAGCGTCGCTAGCATCAAATCGGACGCGTCCATCAGTCGGCGTCTGCCCACCGGACCGGTGCAACCATTGGCTTGGTCGTGTCTATGCCGGCACTCTGAAGCGCCGCGTCAATCCTCGCCAGTTGCTCCGTGAAATCCAGCGTCCACGACTCGCCCTCGCTGGTCACCTTCATGCCGTCGTGAATGACGAGCGTGTAGCGGGCGACTAGCAGCGCCTGAACGAGTTCCGACTGCACGGCCATGACAGACTCCTAGCCAGCCTCATGCGGCGGCGCATCCTTGATCCACTGCAACACCTCGGGCCGCTCGCTGAATTTCGGCGCTTCAGCCCAGGCGGAAAACTCCGCTTCCCACTCCGCCCAGTGGTAGTCGTCCAGGTCAAACTCCTCGTCGATCTGGTCGCCCCTGTCTTCGCTCAGGAAGGCGTAGACCACATGACGCCCGCCCCAGTAAGCGACCGCGAAATCCGTCAGGTCTGCGGTCGTGCCGATCGGCAGGTCCTGCAGCAGCATCGAGAGTTGCGATTTGAAGTTTTCGAGTTTCATGGGGCCTCCTGTGGGTGCAGGTTTGCAGCAGGAAGTGGGCCTAGTCAGTCATAATCCTTGGCGCGGACCTTGATCCGCTCAGCCTCTGACTTGCTCATCTTGTGCTCGGGATACACCCTGCCGACCCGCTTCAGATCCTGCTCGAGCTTCCTGTGAAGCTTCGGCAGCATCCTTCCATTGTGCAGCAATTCTGGCGCCTCCTCGGCAGCTTGCCGATGAATGGCTTCGGCCATTGTCCGCATCTCGGCAAGGGCATAGCGTTGTGTCTGGACCTCAAGAATCAGCCGCATGACGTCGGGATTGCCGCGGTACTTTTGCCACCATTCGCGGAGTTCGGCGTATTGCGGTGGGTCGAATTGGGGGAGCGTGTCCATGGCGGAAAGGCACTGTATATTTGTACAGTATCCCACAAAATCAGAAGCGCGCTTTCTGGGGACAATCTCGGGGACAATGGCGGGATGCATAGGGGCACGCAATCTGTAAAATCCCAATCGAATCAATGGAGTGTATACCCTACAAACCCCTAGAAACCCGTACAATGCGCCTTGAAATGGGCAACGTACCCGCCGCTCATTCGAAAATTGCCTATAAATTTCAGTTACTTGCGCGTCGAATTTTTCTTTCGGGGACCGTTTGGGGACAATGACGCTTCGAGACGAGCCATCTCCATATCGTTCTGCGATCCGTCCAGCCACTTGGCATAAGTGCTGAGAAACATCTCCACGCTGTGCCCCAGTTGGCGGGCGCAAAAGGCTGGCGTCATCCCGGCCATCAGCATCGCCGTGGCGTAGCTATGTCGCATGTTGTACGGGCGCCGGTATCGTATTCCCAGCCGCTTGAGAATTCCGCTCCAGTACGCCCGCAGGAATATGTCCTCGTTCTTCCATGGCTCGTTATACCGCGGATCGTGGAAGACCCGCCCTCCAATGACAAGGCTGACTTCTCTCTGGCGCCTGATTGCATCCAGGGCGCGGCTGTTCAACATGACCGTGCGCGCGACTGACGTCTTGGTTCGATCCTTCTCCTTACCATCAACCAGGACGTTTGCGATAAGGACGGTTGAGCTGGCGAGGTCAACATTTTTCCAGTCAAGACCAAGAATTTCAGACGTTCGCAGTCCGGTCCAGAACCAGAATTCGACCATGTTGTGAACGCTCCCCGCATGCGCTCTCGCCGTTTCCCCGATAATCCGCTCAACTTCGTCTCGTGCGAAGGGATCGGGCGGCGGCTTCTGGTGCCGGGCGCGGGGAACCTCCATTGAGATGTTGGCGGAAATCAGTTTCTCAGTCTCCGCGAGGGCCATGGCCTGCCTCAAAACGGCTAGGTAGTTGTTGATCGTCTTCCCGCTCAATTCTGGCCGATTGGCGATAGCTGTCAGGATGTGTGTAAGCCTCAGGTTCTTCAGCGCCTTCGGCCCGATCCGGTTCTGCGCCTCATCACAGACGGCTTCATTCCAGAACCTGATCGCGGTCTTGTACCCGCGCCTAGTGGAATCTTCGACGCGCTGCGTTCCGAGCCATGAAGCAAGCCAACTCTCGACCGTCAACGTGGTTGGCCCTCCGCTGGCGGGGAAATATTCGACAAAACTGAACGTTCCCGTTCGGATGCGCTCGCAAATCTCGATAATCAGGCGATTGGCGTACTTCACATTGGCAGGCGTGGGAAGCATGGGTTTGCCATTCACCATGAGTGTTGGGCGCTTCCTGCTTCCGTCTACAGTGAAGTGCAGACGGATGGACTTTTCCCGAATTTCTACGCCGCCCGTGGTCCTTCCCATAATTTATCTCCCTACCGCTTTCATTTTTCCTGAGGACCGCCGCCCCTCTATCAAGCAGCCAGTCGTTCTACCCATTGCTGATACCCCTTCAGCGAAATGAAAATTCCACCATCTGGTGAGCGGCGGTATTCCCGGCCCTCAACCCATTTCCCTTCTTCGATCTTCCTGCGAATCGCCTTCTCGGTCAGACCAGTTATTGTGGCAGCTAGCGTCACGGTCACATACGGAGCGGGCGCAATCTGTGCAATCGGTTCGTTCATTCCATTCCTCCCAGCCACGCCTCTCGCGTGACGGCTAAAATTCGTTGTGCTGCTTCGATCATGCCGCTCGCTTCTCCTTGACGAATCCGACCGGCTTACGTCGCCTGAGTTGACCTTTCTTCGTCAGCATGGCCTCGCCGCATTCGTCATCGCAGACTACAATGACGAGTCGATAGTCGGTCAGATAGCCCCAGCCCGCCACATCGCAAGCATCCATGATGTGCACGCCGAATTGAGGCGCCGGTCCTTCCATAGCCTGCGTCTTGCCGCAGGCGGCGCATTGCAACGTGAAGTAGCTCACAGTTCCTCTCCTTCCAAAACCACTCCACAAAAAACCGACACCAAAGCCAGCGGCCAGAGCCATATCAGGTCAAACGATGGTCGACGACCTTGCGCTTCGATCAGGGTGAAGGAGAGGCCGATCAGGAGGTATAGGGTTAGGAGGTGCATGGCTGCTCCTTGGTCAGTTCTTCGATTCGCCGTTCGGCCGCTTCGACTTCCGGCTTCCATGTGTTGATCACCTTGATTGCCATGAGAATTTCGCATTCGCGGCATTGCTGGCTCAGGGTAAAGCCGTGGTGGCATTTCCATTGGGTCATGCGACCTCCCAATTCTTGCTCACGAGAACGCCTTGAGAAACAAATGAATGATCGATGATGATGTTTCGGTATTCGTTCGCGCCAACGGGGAAATTATCGATGCCCCACTTTCGGAGTGCGTATGCCTCAAGGGCGCTTTCCGCTACCACATGCAGCATTCCGTCTTCGAGCAAATAGGCTTTCATCGCCCCTCCCTCCCACAAAGAATCCCAACCATCAAAGCGCACCTCACCGGCTGATTCGGAAAGCGCGCGAATAGCCAGTCGATCATGCGGGCGGTTTGGTTTGCATGCGAGTAAGTCATTGCGGCTCCGCAAACATGTCGATGGTCTTGTCGTCGCGCGTGGGTTCAGCTTCTACCGCCGCGAGAATGTCGCTCAGTCGCGTGTTACCGTCGCCGCCATAGGGGATGCATTGGCCGTCCCACTTGTAGCGTTTTAGATCGGCCTCGGTCTTCATGTCCTCGCACACTTCGAATTTCGGATCGTAGGTATCGCCCCAAGCTTCGGATGCGTTCTCACGCGCACAGTGATAGGCATCGGCATCGTCTTCCGCCATCACGATCATATTGAAGCTCACGACTACGGCGTAGGGTTTCATGTGTTCTCCTTGGACAGCACCTCGCGGCCCGGAAATTTCTTTGCCAGATATTCATCAAAGATCGGGTCGAACTGTTTTTCGAAACTTTTAATGATTTGCTCGGCTGGGTCCTGCTCGCAGATATCGCCCATGCGGTCTATATGGCGCATTACGAGTTCGGTGATTTCGCGCCGGAACTTGCGTTCGTAGTCGGGCAACATAGCTACTTTCATCGCCCGAATATTCGCGTGAATACTCCCAACATCGGGCAAGCCTTCTGCGTCTGGCGGGAACTCGCTGGCGTAGGCTATGCGGGCAGCCTCCAACCCGGCTATGCGGGCATTCGCGGCTTCGAGAGCGTCGGCGGCTTCGTCCAGTTCGCTCGATGCCGCGCCACGACCATCCACATATCCACGAAATCTGCTGGCGCGATCGCGCAGCCGCTGAATCAAATCACCCATTTCCCACCCCAAGCTGTCATTGTCAGATAACCGTTGATCACGTCTCTGTTCCAGCAAGAGCGCGGATCAATCCGATCGCTGCGTTCATATCGCCTCCGTGCGCCGATACATTTGCCAGGATGTCGGCGCAGCGATCCAGCGACGTTCGACGGGATGCGTCCCATGCCTCACTCGCAGCGATGCGCGCCATACGAAAGATGCTCGCGCCGTCGTCATCATCCTTAGCGGCTTCAGACAGGACCAGATACCAGGCTGCGCTTTTGATGTGCGCCTCAAACTGATCGCGTTCGTTCATTTGCTTTTTACCCTTGCGACCATAGCCGCGAAGTCATAGGATTTCTGATTCATGCGGCGCCATAGTTCGGTAATCTTTCCGTCAGTCATTCTGTGGCTCCAGCAAGAGCGCGTATGGCGGAAGCGTCCAAGTTCGACCACTCGAACGCGCTAAGCAGGTCATGCACCGTTAGTGAGTAACGGACCATGCTGAGATCGCCGGTAGGCTTTGATGGGAGCGTGTCGGTCCATCCGTCTGCTTGCATGCTGTCGAAGTTCGACCCGATGAAATCGATCATCTGTTCAGGGGTCGTCGGAATATGCTGCAACAGTTCCTCCAGCGCCGCGCGGCGGGATGCTTGCAGCGACGCCTCAAGATCGGCGATACGCGCTGCTTGATCAACCTTCTCGGCCTTTAGCTCTTTCGCCGCCTGAAACAGCGTCATTCCTATCAGCGCTAGAGTTTCAAGCTGGTTTAACCTGGGCGCTTTAGCCTTGATACACGGCTCAACATCGGTGCAGTAGTCGGCGAATTCCTTACGCAGAGCGTCAGGATCAAAAGTGGTTCTATCAGTCACTCTGTATCTCCGCTTGCCGGACGCGCGGCGGTCAGGGTATATAGCGCACGCCCCTTGCCGAGATACGTCCAAGCGACGGTAGGTGCGAAATGCCATCCGTGAACATCGTCATGAACGATAAAACCGACCTCGGTCAGCGCCCGTTCCGCCTGTGCTTCAATCTCGACCTCGACGCCTAGCAAGTCCTGAAGCAGATCGACGGCTTGCGCGTTGGTCGCGGTAACGCCATGCGCATCCGGTGCGCGCCAGTACTTGAAGCCGTGATCGATGGCCTTCTGTTGAACCGCATCCACCGTCAGCGCCCGCGTCTGCTCCAGAGGTTGCGCAGACTCGCCGGTCTTGAATTGCCGGTCGCATTCGCCGCAGATATGAAACTCAGTCTGCGCTACCGGTTGCGGGGCGGCGTATAGATCAGTCCCAACCGGAATCTCTGAGGCATCAAAGACGGCCATCGTGAAACCGGATGCGCCCGGCATGGGGACTGCCTTGCCGACCGGCTCCGCCATCCCCGGCGCATCCGCCGCTTTGCTCTCCAGCGTATCGGTCCAGAAGCCGGAAGCAACCAGACCGTGCGCGGCAGTCGCTGTCGGAGTGAGCGAGTCACCGACCGCGATTACCTCAAGGGCAACGCGCATCGCATCGAATGCTTGCTGAGTCAGCGTGACCGTTTCTGCCGCTGGTTGAGGGGCGGCGTAGAGCGGGACCGTCCTGCTACCGTGCGAACAGCGACGGAGCCGCATTTTGTGCGATTCTTGGTTGGTCGTTAGCACATCAAGATCGAATTGTGCTGCATACGCCACCGGCGCATCTGCCGCCTTAGCCTTAAGGGCCGCGACCTCGGCTCGCAGTCGCTCAATTTCGTCTGCGGCTTTGCCCATCATGACGCCATCGAACATGCGCAGCGTGGGAACAATGTCAAAGTTCGGATCCATTATTTCTTTTCTCCAAGGCCGATCGGGCACGGGCTCACCGCACACTGCTGGCAATAACGAAACGGCGCGGCATGCGGACAATCGGTTTGCTGTTCTGCGGCCGGTCCGGTAGCTTCTGACATGGCAATGCATTCGCCACGCAACAGACGCTCCGCATCGTCGGCATCCTCAGTGCGAATGTTGAACGTCACCCATGCGCTGGGCTTGACGTGTCGAAACTCGCTGCGCTTGAAATACACCGGCTTGACCGTTTCTGCCGCTGGGGCGGCTTGCAGTGCGGCGTGTGCTTCCTGCATGAGTCGATAGACGACCTCATAGGCCTCGGTATGATCAGCCGCCAGCAACGCCTCACCGGCTTCATTCAACACTTGATAGCGATCGCACGCCCCGCGCTCTGTCTGCGCAGGTGATGGCGCGGCAGGAATGGCTGCTTTGTCTGCTGCCAGAACAGCGCGTGCGTAAGCAATAGCTCCACGCTCGTCTGACGTGTCATCGGCCTGGGCCCAAATCTTGGCCAAGTCAAAGTTAGACAGTGCTGGGGCAGGCTTGCTTGCAGAGAGCAACGCTCGGGCTCTGTCGAAAAGACTGTTCGGCACGTAATCCGCATCCGCGAATTCAAGAAACTTTGCCAGCAACTCTTGTTCATCGGTCATTTGCATCTTCCCGGCTTCGGGCCTGTTGGGGGTCATGGGGTTATATCCAGCGATGGCATACGCTCGAAGAGCTCTAGTTGATCTTCCCCGAAGGCTTCGCAGCTCTCAGAGCAACCTCCGTCTGCGTCCGCATCCTCGGGTAAAACTCTGAATCCGTCAGCGCTAAGACGGGCCGCGAAAAGCTGATCGGTGGACCTGCCGAGCCGAAAGAAAACCTTCGCTTCTCCGGTTTGGCTGGGGCCAGCATGTTGGTACATGGACTCCATTCGGCGCGGGAAGTCGTAGATCTCGGGGCAGTCGTCGATATTAGCGAAATGCTTGCGATCCGACTTTTTCCAGCACCATGTGCAGTTTCCTAGCCGCTCAACCAGTTCTAGGTTGAATGGTTGTTCGTCCCACCAATCGTTGATGTCCTGCTTGTCTACTGGATGCCAATGCACAAGCGGGTAGACTTCTTTCTTCACCCGCTTGGGCTCGTCGGCCCTGATACCAACAGCACACTCAAACGTGCCGCGCTTCCAGCCTATTGAGGCTGTGTATGCATAGATCGGCCGCAGTTTCAATTCCCGGTTGCAGTGCGGGAAGTTGCGATTCGCAATCCCATACTTACGAATTACCTGCTCATAGGGTTCGCCCGCGCGCGAGGCTGTTTCGAACGTAACCCTTCGGAAGCCAGTTGACTTCCTTTCCCCGAAAGCCACTTCCGCTTCAACCCATATGAGATTCAGACCAAATTCCTTGTCGCATCGGTCTACAAAGATCAGCGTGTTTTCATGCTCCTGTCCTGTGTTAGCAAACACAAACAGCAACTCGTATTTGTCCGCGTAGCAGGTCTTTAGCAACTTCGACATGTAAGCGGACGTGCGTCCACCGGAAAAGCTAACCAGCAGCTTAGGCTTGCTCATCCCTGCTCTCCGCCAGATGCAGCGGCACGACGCACCACGCCGGGATTGACCGGTATCACCTTGTATCGCGGCGCAGGTTCGACGCCGTTGAGTTCAAGTGTGAGAATGATGTTCTGACCGCGCTGTTTCAGGCTCACATGCTTTGCGTCGAACTGCGGCACTTGCGTCTCTGCCATCGCGGGAGCGTGGGTAGCGGCGAGAGCGCGTTCGAAGTCGTGAGCCATAGCCTCGTAATCAGTGTTATCCCAAATCGCGCCGAGACCACCGCATTCCGCGCAACCGTTGCCGAGGTAGCACCTGAGAACTTCGCTGTATGGATAGTGGCCGACCGGATGGCCGTCTTCGGTCTCGTAGCAGCCTGAGCATTCGCGCCAGAAGCCTTCGCCTTCTGAAAGCACTTCGTCCACGCCGGACAACTCCACGGCCACAGTCGCGCCGTCTGTCTGCGCAATTCGCGCGCGCATGACTGGCGAGCGGTAGACAGGTTCCCATCGATGATCGTCATCGGGCTGGTCGTCTCCCCATGAGAAATCCACGTTCCATTCAGAACGTTCGCCAGGCACATAACTCTCGACGCCGCGAATCCAGCCGCACGGCACCTGTCCCAATATCTCATCGGCAGTCGCGCCGTCTGTCTGCGGAGTGGTGGCGCGGCGGTTCCATGCGGCGATGTCATTGGCCGCGTGTTCGGAAATTCGTAGGCCTCCCAGATAGCATCCCTTCGCAGCGTGTGTGAAATAGCCGCGCAAAGGATTGAGATCGCTCCCGCAAAACGGGCATGGCGAAAGCGCTGCTGTATCAGTGGTGTTCATATGTCCTCAGAATAGGTCGGCTTGAATCGGATCAGGTTTGCAGGTCATCGCTTGCAAGCGTCGCTTTGCTACCCATGACATCAGCGTTGCGTGCCATGCGTGGTGAATGCCCTGACGGCGCACGACCATCGCCTGAGCCAAGTACGTGCGGGCCATGCGGATATGCCAGTCGCGCTCGCTCATGGATGTCCTCACTCATTCGATTGATTCGCGCGAGGCGCGGATGGGGTTAGTCCAGCCCCGTTTCGTCGCGTGCGTTGCGCACAAGCTTTGCCATGTTCTCGAACGCAAGCGCGAGAGCTTCGCGGCGATGCTTCGACTTCGGCAGCCAGAACGTCACTGCGCTGCGGTCGTCGTCATGCGGAGGGTGATGCAGTTTGTCGCTGCTATGCAGTACGATCTGGACGGCGCTATACACAAGGCCGGTATTCGATTCCTTTTCGATCAACAGAACTTCGTCAGTTAATTCTTGGCTATAGACATTGATTCGCATGTTCGTCTCGCTAATGATGGGATCTCTTCGCGCAGCCACTGCGCGGCGTATGGGGCGGTATTAGGCGGCCTGACGTTCAGCTACCGACTTCGGAATTTCGTCTTTTTCGATGGTCTTTTTGAAGCCGATCCCGGCAGCGACGTGATAGACGATGATTCCTTCGGGCTTCATGAAGTTGGGGACCGCTTGGCTGCCAAACAATGCAAGCTCGCCCAGCACCAGATCCGCATTCAGGTCCGAGAAATTCCCGCGCCAGAGCGTCGGCACGACATGACAGCAGGCGGGACGCGCTGCCGGATCATCCCAGCGCGAAACGTTGAATAGCGCGAAGCGCTTTTCCTTCAGCTCGTAGGTGCGTTGAATGCCCGAACCGAACCACTCGCCGAAATGACGGCCAACGCCGAGCTTCAGCAGTTCTTCGGCGTTATTGCCTGCCCATAGCGCAAAACCGAAGTTGTCGGCTTCTTGCGTGATAAAGCGCGTGCGCGACTGGGCAAAAAGATCGAAACCGCCGACTGTCGCGATGGCTTTTGAACCGGGTGTTGCAGCCTCGATAACGATCGCAGCATTAGTGCCATCGATTTTTTCTGTCACGATAACTTCGCGGGACAGACGAGCCATCTTCGGAAATTCAACGAAATCCATATTTGTTCTCTCGGAAAAAGCCCCGGCCGAAGCCGGGGAAGCACACGCAACCTTCGCGGGCATCTTGGATGGATGCGCCAGCGATTGATGCTGGGGCACGTCCAACCAGACTTACTCGGAGATCAGCGCCTTTCGGCTTCATCTGATGCTGGGTGGGCGTGTGAGGGTTAGGCGGCCATTAGCGCCAGTTGCTTGTGCGTCGCCTCGACTTCCATCAGGAACTGGCGAAGTTCCGCTTCGTATGCTCGGATCTCGTCCTCGTCGCGCTCGACGCGGAAGACAAACAGTTGAAGCTTCTCGGGCATCTTCGGATCGAACGAAATGAAGTCTGCGAACTCGGCGCCGGTCACAAGGAAGTTGTGAAGCACCTGGGGCCGATAGGTCGGCGGCAAGCGCTTGCCGGTCAAATACTCCAAATGCGTCTTGCTCTTGGGGCACTTGATCTCAACGAAACCCTTCCGGCCACCCTGCTCCGCGAATCCATCAACGCTACAGCCGACCATCAACTTTTCCCAGTAGGCAAACCCGGCTTCCTGCACGAACAAACCGGTTCGCGTCTCGTATGCCATGCGGGCGAATGGTTCGCGCTCGATGCCGTTCTGAATGTCACGCGACGTAAAATCATCGTCGCATGGTTCACCAAGCAGGCGCTCGAGCGAAAGTTGCACGCGATAGTCGGCGCGCGTGGCTGCTTCGGCATTGCCTTTCCCTTTGGCTTGGATCGCCGAAGCCTTGGAGCCGGTCGCCCGGCCCGCTCGATCCGCTTTCCATTCATTTGAACCTTGCGCGTGCTCTGACAAAATGTACGGAATCATTGCGTTGCCCCCTCTTTAGCCATCTGCCGTTGAAAATCGGCTTGCAACTCAGCATCGTCGGAACCCGGCTCACGCTGCGGCGTAGCTGGCGTCATATCGATGGTCTTTCCATCGCTAGGAACCTTCGTCAGTTCGTCCTTGCGGTTTTTCACGGTCGATTTGAAGGTGTTGTAGGCCGCTCGGTCGCCACTCGCGTTGATGATCGCCAGCCCGCCTTCCCACACTGTCTGGAGCACTGCCTCGCTTGCTGCCTCTTTGGCCTTGTTGCACCACGCAGTCAGCACGTCAGCCGCGCAACCTGCTGGCGCTTGCGGTCTCGGCTCCGCCAATCCTTCTCCGCCGTCCGTGTTCAGGTAGTGAATGGCCTTGTCCAAGCGATCAGTCTTCGGCCAGTACTTCGACGCCTGCTTGACGCATGTCTTCTTGATCATCTCGCCCGGATCGCTCTCCCATGGCCCGCGCTTGCCAGGCTGCTGCTTCTTCCAGGAATCTGACCGGTCACGTATAGCGTAGGCATCAGCAATCGTCATCGTGTGCGTCAAGTATTCGCCATCAGCCGTCTTGACTACCACATAAACGCCAACGATTTCGCCGCGGTCTTTTCCGAACGGGTTGAACTGGTGCAGCGGCATCTTGTCCATGCCGTTCAGTGCGAACGTGTCTTTCTCGTAGACCAGCTGCGCCTGCGCCCACTTGATGCCGCCCTCCTGAATCGCCAGATCGATCAACCCCATGTACGAAAGATCAAGGCAAATCTTGTTCTTGCGCGGCACCAGGTAAGCCTGCTTTTTAGCGGGGTTCAGGCTGATTCCGATAGCGGCCACGTTCGTGACGGCATCAATGACCGATTGCTTATTACCCATCGCCACGCCAAGCGCATAGTCGCTCGCCGTGATCATCTGGATAGCGAAGCCAGCCTCTCGCTCAAAGTTAATCGACCGATCGACGCTAACGGCCTCGAAGCTGGCGCGGACACCATAAATCTCGTCTGTGATTAATGCGACTGCGTTACTCACGCTGCTTTCTCCTCATCGTCCGTGAAGTCGACAAACTCGATCTTCGCAATCCAATTGCATGCGGTTTGGTACGGGACGCCATAACTTTTGGCGACTAGCGCGATGATTTCCTGATCGCCGGGACCGACATTCAGAAAGTCGGCGCGCTCTCGCCGAATCCGTTCAGCCTCATCGGCGTCCTTCTCAGCTTGGATGCGCCTCGCCTCTTCCGCTCGTTCGTCTGCAATGCGCTGGGCCTCGACACGCGCTGCGGCTTCCTCTGCCTCGCGCTTGGCTCGGGCTTCGGCCTCCGCAGCCTCACGAGCGCGGTTGAGTTCGTCCTGCTGCCGCTGAATCTCAGCGCGCTCAGCGCACATCCTGGCTTCGTGCTGCTCCAACTCCACCCGCATTGCTTCGGCGGCCTTCTCTTGCGCTTCCCGCTGCTCAGCCTCAACGCGCTCACGTTCAGCGCGATCCTTGGCTTCCTGCTCCTCTCGAGCTACCGCAGCCAAGCGCTCCTGCTCAGCCAGTTCGGCGCGCTGGCGTTCAATCGCTTCACGCTCTGATGCGAGGCGAACCTGCTCCGCCTCAATGGCCTGTTGCGCGGTCAGCATTTCGCGCAGCTTGGCGAGCGAGCCATGCTTTGCAACCTCAGCCTCGCCAGAGAATTCAAAGAACTCCGCCAGCGTGACCTCATGCATTTCGAGGATTTCGATGGTCGCCGCCAGATCAGCAGACGATCGCCCGACAGATTCCGCAGGAACCGCCTTGAGTTCGTCGACCATCGTGCGGATTTTCGTGATGCGCGCGGACTCGGCGACTGCCTTGGCTATCTTCTCGTCGTCCTTCCGCTTTTCCTCAGCCTTGATCGCCGCGTCGGGCTCCGACTCAAACGGCTCGATCTCTGCCTCGATTTCCTTCTGGCGGCTATCAAGCAATTTGCCGATCTCCAGAATAGGTGCCTTGCGTTCTTTGCGAGCCTTCTCGCTAGCAACTCGAATGTCGCGGAACGTCGCGCGGATCTTGACGGCTGTCGCCATGCCCGCAGTCGTTTTCACGTCATACGTGGTCGTCCGCGCCAGTTCTTTGGCATCAGCTAGGCGCTTGGCGAACGGCTCAAACACCAACTCGACGTACTTCGTCGGCTCGATGGTGATTAGTTGTTGCGGCTGCTCGGCAACCGTTAGTTCTGTGGACGCTGTCACGCGGCCTCCTTATATTGTTGTTTCCATTGATCGAACCGCGCCTCGTAGACATCAAAGTACCCGGCGAACGCCTCCCGCAGCTTTGCTTTGTTGGTTGGATCGGCCATCAGGTAGCAATGGGCGAGTGATTGGACGAAGGAGCCGCCCTGCTTCTCCATTACGTGGATGGCGTTGTCGTAGTGGGTCATGTTGTCTCTTCCCTCGCCTTTGCCAGCGCCGCCTTCGCCTTTGCAAGCCATTCATAGCCGAACACGTCATCAAGCAGCCGCTCGCCGATCATGTCGAAAGTAGCCTGAAGGCATTCCAATAGCTCCGGCGCAGCCTCAATCAAGTGGGCAAGTTCCTCGCTCACGCAACGGATCTCGCCCTTCAAGACGGGATTGCCAGTAGCATCGACTAACCACGGCGCGCGTTGCATCGGGTCGCATTCTTCCCATACCTTGTCGTCCCACGACCAAGGGGCTTTGAAATCGCTCATGCCCCACCCCCAACCCGCAGCGCCACGATGAGCCACCAAATAGCGCCCACTGCGATACCGGAGCCGATCGCGTAGAGCCAGCTGCGAGCCTCGCTCTTGCGCTCGACGTGAAGTTTGGCGTTCGGCCCAAAGTCTTCGACCAGCGTTCTGGCCGTGCGATATCGCGTGTGCTGAATATCTCGAGAAAAGCTCATGACTTCCCCAACAAATGTGTAATAACCAGCGCCGCGATACTCACGACCGTTCCGGCCGCAGCAAACATGGTGATCTCTGCGCGCTGCTGATCGACGGTGATGTCGCGTTGCTCGGATTCGTTCTTCTGGCGGCCGGCGTCCGATATGTACGTCACCGCGCCTTCGTGGTATTCAATGGTTACGCTCATGATTGGCTCCCGGTGGCTTTGGCGATCAACTTAGCGATGTACACGCTGAAACTGTCGTCGGGATGGCCAATGACCTCCACAGCCGTTTTCAATGCAGCGAGCAATTCCGGCGCGGCAGCGATCAAGCAGGCAGCCTCGGCATTGCGTACAAAGCAGATCTGGTTGCCAGTCGCTGATTCGATACTAAATGCGCCGTGTCCATCCAGACTTGACGACCATGGCCCTTTCGGCAATCCGTTCATGCCGCCCTCCTCGGTTCGTCCCACAGATCGACATGACCGACCGGTCGCGCGTACCGCCTAACCACCGTCGCCAGATCGTCATCCTTGTTGTGCTTCCAGTCGCTGAAGCCCATTTCCCAATCTTCTTCGGGGGAGTATTCGGGTTCGTCGTCTTCTTGATCTTGCGGCGCAATCTGCCGATAGACCTCGGCGTTGAAATGTGTGCCCACGGTAGGACTCCTGAATTCGGTTGAAGGTTGATTGCCCTCAGTGGTGACGACTCCCCCGCGCAGTCCCGATCCCGGCCAGGTTCGCCCCCGCGTGTCGCAGAAGCATCGGCTTGCGTAATCGGCGCTAAGTCGTCACCACTCAGGGCTCCGGGCATCCCACCCGGAAAGGCGCTTTCAGGGATCCGCGCTGTCCACTTAATAGCCGTCTCTCCGGCTGTCGCACCACTCCTTGCGCCCACTACAGGCCCGGCAGGTGTCGCGTTGAGTTCGTTGCGGCATCTCACCGCTGCGGCTTATAGAATCTAAGAGCGGCCGTCGCTTAGTAATCAATCCAGCGGCCCAAACACCTTCTGGCGAAAGCGCTCGTAAGCCTCGGCGTCTAAAGCATCCTGCTTCCGCTGCTGCTCATCCAGCCATGCGAAGGACTCTGCCAGCCACTTCTCTGATGCTTCGCTCATATCGACCTCACCAGAACTTGCCAATGAAGTGCACGGCAGTGAAGATCGCCACGCCGGCGCCAGTTAGAACGGTCAGCACGACCAAAACGGCCATAACCTCGACGACCGTGAATCCGCGTTGCTTCTTCATGCTTCCTCCCTCAATTTATTGCGATGCGCGCCGTAGTTGAACGCGAGCGCTGCGATTACAAGGACGGACCAGGTGATGATCACGTCCCAGACAAGATTGATGTTGATGTGCATTTGGCCTCCGTAGCGGCGATGATGGCGCGCGCGAACCGCTTCATGTCATTTAGCGACTGCCAGCCACCAGTGCCGTGACGGCGCGCTACGTCTTCAATCTGATCGTCCGTCAGCGCTTTCGGCCGGCTGGCGCGCAGTTCGTCGCGGGTAGCGCGGGCTGCGTCACGGTCATCAAGCGCATGACTCCATGAGCCCGCCGACCACTTCGGATGATTCACGATTTCGCTAGCTTCTTCGGCGGTGAGGCCCAGAAACACTGCGGTGAATGGCCTTGTTTCCGAGACGCCGTTTTCTATCTTGTCCATAGTCAGCACCAAGTGATTTGGTCCAAAAGAACGAACTCCGAATCCAGCACCCTGCCCGTGCGCGTCACGCGATCGACTCTGTACACGAGACCGAGGTGCTGCAATCTCTCTACTGCTATTTGCATGATTCTGTGCACTGCGCGTTGGGCGGGCATGGTGGGCTCCTAGGGGGGGGCGAGATTAGCCGGCCAGCGCGGCCAAAAGATCGCGGATGATGTTGACGGCTATTTCGCCGTCTCCCAGCAGACTATCTAGCCCCTCGCCCATGTCGTCGCACGCATCCAGAAATTCTCGGATCTCGCTTGCCGTGTAGTCGGCATAGGTCGGTTCTGAATCACCCATATCACCCATAGTCTTCTCCGATAAGCACTACTAACTTGACAATTCACTCGTATAAGCCCCGCTCAGAAGTACCGGCTGTGTTGGTCTATCCCATGCACATAAGTAAGGGACCTCTGTGCGGAGGCCCAACCGGCACAATTCAGCGTGCTTGGTGTTGCAGCTTTCAGGGAATCGGGCCGGTGCTGATCTCCGACTTGAACTATGTTCGGTATAGGCTCCACCTCATGCGAGGGAATATGGATGTCCACCGAATTTATCGGGCGATGCTGGCTTACCTTCTATTTACGAGCCTTGTCTTACAGCCAGCCGCATTGAATCGCCCGTTCGTTACCCGAATAACTGCGCATCAGCCTGCGCATTCCGATTCCATCAAAACTGCAGTGCTTCGTGAATGGCGCTATGGCCGGTCGTGTAACTCCGGCTACTCCGCTCGCAATGTCGGTTAGGATGTCCCTGCGCGTCTACGATTCTCCGCGCCGCACAACGCCATTCACGAAAACCTGCATCCAGACCGACCGTGCATCTATTGGCCGGTCTGGCGGGTACTGCTCAATCACACCGTGGATCACTAGCCGAACCACCACGGTTTGATAGGTCCCGATCTTTTCAGCGGTAGGACGTTGGGCGCTCCCTTACGGGTATCCCTTCCGGTCATCTTAAAGAACTCGTTCCGCTGTCACCGGATCGGTGCGCCATTGCGCGTTTTGCTTCTACTGCGGTGCTATTCGCACTGGTAAGCCCGTAGGCTTAGCGGTGGGAACAGTTAAATAGCTTCCTCAGCCTCGATCCGATTGATCGAATCCGTGTACTCTGCTGAACCCTTGAAAAGCCACATTGCCGTCGATATCGCCATCGCCTTGCTATCAGCGCTTACCGAAAGCACCCACGTTGGGTTCGTGTGATATTCACCCGCGTAAATCATCACAAGCCATTCGCGCATTTCCCTTCCCCTTGTTGCCGCGGTGATCTGCGGCGGTTTCGACCTGTTATGCCAAGCAATGCTGAGTCACGAATTCGTTTCGGAGATCCTCGTCGCGCAGTTTGTTGCGCACGAAGTTCATTACGAAAGCCGTGTAACCGGGCTGTTCCTCAGTCATACCCCTGAGCTTCATGAGCGATTGCAGTTCGTCTTGATTGGCTTCAAGGAAATCCATCACCTGAACGCGGTCTGTGATCTCTTTGTCCGTGTAGCCCTTGATCTTGCTCATCACTCTCTCCGGTTTAGCGTTTGGTGCTGCGTGTGGTGTTGTGCTGCGTCTGAGAAGAACAATAGCAAACGCTTTCGCGCAACGCAAGCAAAAGCTATCGTTTATCGATAAATTTTTTTATCGTTGCTTTCGGTGAGGGAGGATGCCGCGCGAGCAGCAGGGGGGGGATATGAAAAAGCCCAGCGCGGGGCTGGGCTCAGTTCGACGCCCCGGCTGGGGCCGCTGTCGCACCGAAGTGCGACAGACTCAAGACGGCTTCCGCCGTGGACGTGTTATTTTTCTTTGTGCGGATTACGATCTTTGACGACGAACCGCCCAAATTCACCGGATCCGCTATCGCGCTGTGTGCGGATCATCTGATCTTGCACTTTCGAGACTGCGTGTAGGGCTCCAATGATCGGAGCAAAATACAGCCTGGGCGTTTCCTTCGCCGCCTCAACAATCACCTTAAGGGAATCTTTCATTGCTTTATCTCCGCGTAGGCAGCTCGCACTGCGCTGTAGATGAAGAATAGCATGCACAAAGCGTCAGCACCGAAGATTACGTACTCTAGCGCTCCTAGACAAGTAACCAATATGGGATCCGCTCCCCAGACTCCAAGGTGATGCACAAACTGTCCCAGGCCAAACGCCAGGCCCGCCAACACCATGAAGACGACGGCACCACCGATGGCGTGCACGACGAAGGCCAGGACGGCGTTATAAATAGACAAAGCGGCTTTCTTCGGTGAGTGGACTTTGTCCTGTGGTTGATCCATTTGTGTACTTTTTGGTTTTCTAAAGCAAGCTATCAGTCCAAACGGCGCGGCCGGCGATCATCGTACGGTCGTCAGGTGGCAGGAGCTTGTCCGGGAACGCTGCCTTATCCGGGTTGTCGCTTCGGATAATCCATGTCTGTTGGCCTACTGCTGGGTGAAAATCCCAAATAAGCCGTTTTAGTACGAGGCCATCATCCGGCATGCAGATGGCATAAATCTTATTGTCGCGGGGCTCCCGATCCATAAGGTTTATAAGCACAGCTCGGCCATCCTGGATCTTAGGAGACATGCTGCCACCGGCCGCGTATATCAACCGAGCTGCATATTCTGGCACACCCAAGTCTCGAAGCTCGCTCTTGGCGAACGTCTTGCCGCCATCCACGATTACGTGGTCATGAAACCTGCCCTCGCCACAGGCGGCCTCAATATTTAATTGGGGAACTAGCACGTACTCATCCGGGGTTGGATTGGGAAGACCTTGTTCGCCTAGCGTAGGCCTCAAACCGCCAGATGAATCCTCAATGATGCCCGAAATGTGACTCTTCTTCGATATATCAGCAGGCGCTGAAATGTGGTTGGCCGCAAGCGCGCTCTCGATGCCGAAATCGAAATATAGCCGCGGCAGGCCCAGGGCCTTTTCCAACTTGCGTGCGGCACCCTCTTTAAAGCCGTTTCCTCCGCGGTAGTTGGCGTTCAGCATTTGCCGTAACCTGGTCGCGTCCGGACCGTTCGGATGCCGCCGCGCGAATTCCGCGACGATGCCATCTGCCTCCTTGTCGACCAGTTCCTGAAGCCGCGCTCGGCGGTGTGCGTCGATATCCATAACGGTATTAAAACTGAAAACTAGCATTTGCTGTGATCGCAAAAGTTATTGTTTTGCGAGCAAGTGCTTGCGCTATGCGAGAGCAAATGCTATCGTTAGAGCCATGGATACCTTTCGCACCTACTTCAAAGCCCTGACCAAAGATGAGCGCGAGCAACTGGCAGCTCAGGTCGGCACTTCCGCCGCTTATCTCTGGCAGATCGCCTACAAACAGCGCCGTTGCAATGAGTCGATGGCCATCGAAATTGAGAAGGCATCCAAGGGCGCGGTTCGCGTTGAGGACTTGCGACCCGATGTTGATTGGGCCTACATCCGCAGCTCTGCCCAGTCTATCGCGGATAGCGAATTCCAAGGTAACGGTGTCATGCATGACAGCGCGGCTAGCGATGATGTTCAGCCGCTGGGCGGCAGTGTCGATAAGGATGACACAAAAAAATAGACGACTAGTTTTCATTAGTTTCGTGAGGGGTCTTAGGACCCCTTCATTTGGCTCCTTCCTTAACTCGTAATTCCAGTCGTAAAGCCTTTGTATTTAACTATCAGGGACTAACCGATGCAGACGCAACAAACGCCGAACAAGGCCGCTGCACAAGCCTTAGAGACCGATCCGCGCGGATTTACTCCTTCGTCCGCGCGCTTTCTTCCGAAGGAGGCAATTGCCGCTTGCGCATCTTTCCGTGATGCCGTTTGCCTCGCGTGGGAACACCGGGCATTCCGCGGCATGACGCAAAGAACGCTCGCTGAGAAGCTCGAGATCAAGGGCTCGCACATGTCGAACATGCTCAACCGGGAGCCTGTCGACCGACATGGCAAGCCGCGCCAGGATCTGCCGGCGCGCTACATCTCAGAGTTCGAAAGGGAAGTTGGGAATCGCGCCGTTTCACAGTGGTTGGCGCGTATGGCGATGTTGACACTGATGGAAGAAGTAATCACGACACAGAGGGGCCTATGAAATGACAGAAGGTGAGGCGCTTCAGATCGGCCGCAAGGCTGTAGAGGACGCCCGAAAGCGGGTGGGGGATGACAAAAACGCGCTGGAGCGGGAGTTGGAAAAAAGGATCGAGACTGATTACGAATTGATGGTGGCTTTCGCGTTGGCAGGCCATCTAATTCTCCAGTCCATGCAGGAACCGCAACACTGAAGTAAGCGCCGGTCGGACCGGTCGGCGCCCCTAACCCTAAGTAGTTGTACTAACGCCACGGAGAGCAGCATGAGCATCGTGAAAGACCCTAAGCGCCTCGCGCTGGTTGTGATTGATACCGCACTGCAGCGTTACACGCGGTATGTCGGTGCGCAACAGGATCGCGTTGTCCAGGGCGCCTGGATGAGCGAGCGCGAAGTCGAGCATTTCCGCATCAATCCGCGCGACTTCATTGAAATGCACTGCGGGCCTGAAGCAGCATGACCACTGCCCTGCAGCGCATCCGCTGGTGCCTTTCGTTCCTTTCGCCGAGGGCAGACCTCACCGAATCGAACGATATCGGCGTCCCGATGTTCTGTGTGCTCGTGAGTCTGCTTGCGCTGTGCCTGATGTTGGGTGGTCTCGAATTGATTGGAGCGATGTGATGAATGCTGCGGCAGGCCAAGTCTCAGCATACAGCCGGATGCTTGATCGGAACCGTGCCCGTCGCGCTGCACGTCGGCTTGAAGTCTTGGCTAAGACTGGCGGTTTCTGCTTCTACTGCAGCGTTTCGCTAGAGGGCCATTGGGAAATTGATCACGTAGTGCCCCGCTCGCGTGGAGGTTCGAACAGATTCGAAAACCTCGTTCCGGCGTGCGCGGATTGCAATCACGACAAAGGCGCTCGGACGCCCGAGGAATGGCTTTAATGAAGCGACCAGCTTTCCAGTTTTACCCGGCCGACTGGCGTAAGGATGCAGCCTTGCAAAGCTGCTCCCTGTGCTCGCGCGGCTTGTGGGCAGAGATGATGTGCATCATGCATGAATGCGACCCGTACGGGACGCTCTCGGTGAATGGCAAGCCCATGGGCGCACCTCAACTCTCGCGCCTTGTTGGTGAGTCTGAAAAGGGCGTCAAAAAGCTTCTTCAGGAACTGGAAGATGCCGGAGTCTTCAGTCGGGACTCCGAAGGGCGGATTTACTCTCGTCGCATGGTGAAAGACGAATACGTTCGAAACATTCGCGCCGAGGGTGGAAAGGCCGGTTCTGAACATGGAGCAAAAGGCGCGGAACACGGAAAGAAAGGGGGGCGTCCTCCTAAGAATAAGGGGGGTTTTGAAACCCCCCTTGCGGGTGACGAAGAACCCCCCCCTTCAACTACGTCTTCTTCTTCGTCTTCTACTTCGATGGGTTCTAACACCGTCCGTAGTGAGGTTGAGGTAGGTGGCACGAACGTGCACCCGATACGCGCGGCCCAGCTAACTCGAGTTATGCGGGAGTTCAGCATCGATACAAGCCCTGCCGATCCAAGGATCGTCGCCCTTGCAGAACAAGGCGTTCTGCCGGAGACGGTGAAGGCTGCCTGCGAAGCAGCAAAGAAGTCCAAGCCCAATGAGCGCGTTGCTGCGGGCTACATCGTTTCGATTATCGAGCGCTGGGCAGCAGAAGCATCGAATTTGAAGGCAAGCGGGGCTAAGGCTCCGAGCGGTGGGAAGGCGCAGAAGTTCGACCCTGTCGCCTACGTGAACAAAAACCGAGCGAGTAACGACCATGAACGCCCCGACGACTACATCGACGTTTAAACAAAGCCTGTGGCTTGATCTGCATCCGAAACTCGGGATCTCGCTCATGGACCACCTGTTCAACCGTTTCGACGGCTCCTATCCGAACCGCTGGCGCGCTTCCTTCGCAAGCGAGCAGGCGATTTCGAACTGGCGCGAATCGTGGTCGGAGGCGTTCGATGAAGAAGGCCTGACGCCGCAAATGATCTCGGACGGCCTGAAGGCATGCCGCAAGTCATACGACTGGCCGCCGTCGCTCACTGAGTTCCTAAAGGCATGCAAGCCGGCCATCAACGTCGATGCTGCGATCTACGAAGCCATCGAACAGATGCGCAAGCGCCAGCATGGCAAAGACTCCTGGAGCAATCCTGCGATCTACTGGGCAGCAGTCAAGGTGGGCGAATTCGACATGATCAGCCAGTCGTTTTCCAGCATCAAACCCCGCTTTGAGTCGGCGCTGAAGAAGGTTATGGAGGGCGAAGTGCTGCCAGTTCCGGAGCGCGTGCCAGCACTTGTTGCTCCTGGCGCAGCCGAATCAACCCGCGAGTATGGCGCACAGAAGCTCCAGGAGTTGGGAGCGTCCGCAGCGTTCAAGCGTACTCCGGGCGGCGCCAATATCGGTTGGGCATGGGCAATTGTCAATGACGACAAGAAGACCGGCAAGGTGCCGCTGAACAAACTGAATATCGCGCGTCAGGCGATCTTCAATGCGACGGGGAAAGAAGCATGAGCACCGAGAAAATTTGCAGAACATGTCGGCACGCGACAACGGCGCCCGGCAACAACGCGCACTACAAGGTTGGTCTGCGCAATTGCTTTCACCTTCCGACGTGGCATTTCGTCGGCGGACGTCACACATGCTCTAAGTGGGAGGCGAAGTAATGAACGGCATCTGTTTCACCATCCCTGGGGTGCCGGTCGGCAAGGGCCGTCCGAAGTTCAAGCGTATGGGGGCGCACGTCAGCACCTACACGCCTGAGAAGACGGCGAACTACGAGAACTTGGTCAAGCTGGCAGCCGCCGAGGCGATGGCCGGCGCCGCACCGATGAAGCGCCCTGTCGCCCTCCTGCTGACGATGAACATGCCTATTCCGGCTAGCTGGTCGAAGAGGCGCCAAGACCTCGCGGTTCGCGGCCTGATTGGGGCAACGGTCAAGCCCGATCTCGACAACGTCTGCAAGGCGATCGCCGACGCGATGAACGGCATAGTTTATTCGGATGACAAGTTGATCGTCTCCGCAACCATCGTGAAGCAATACGGGACCGTTCCGCACGTTGCGGTGCGGGTTCAGGAATATGCAGAGAAGGAGGCCGCGTGAAAAAGCCCTGGACGCCCGAAGACATTCAAATACTCGAGCACGAATATCCGGTTTCGCACACTCCAACCCTCGCGGCAAAGATGGGGCGCACTGATCGTGGCGTGTACGCAATGGCCAATATTCTAGGCCTTAAAAAGACGCCCGAATATTTGTTGACTGCTGCCGCGGGACGACTGAACAAAAACAGCAGCATCGCTACGCGTTTCAAGAAGGGGCATGAAACATGGAACAAGGGTTTGAGGGGCTTTTCACCGGAAGGGTCTGAGGCTGGCCGGTTCCGAAAAGGACGATTGCCCAAGAATCACGTTCCTGTCGGCTCTACCCGGATTCTCAAAGACGGCTATGTCGAAATCAAGATCGCAGAGCCGCGTGCTTGGGATTTGCTGCATCACAAGGTTTGGCTTGATGCCGGTCGGGATTTGCCAGAAGGCTATGCGCTCCGATTCCGAGATGGCAACAAACAGAATTGCGCGCTTGAAAACCTGTTCTTGCAGAACCGCGCCGAACTGATGACGGCCAACAGCGTCCACCGCTACCCGCCCGAACTGAAACACGTAATGCGCCTAACGGCAAAGCTCACCAGGAGGATCAATGAAGAACATTGACGAATTGCGCCGCCACCTGTTTGCGACGCTCGAGGGGTTAAGCAACAAAGAACAGCCGATGGAGATCGACCGAGCCAAGGCGATTGCCGAAGTCGCTCAGACCATCATCAACACCGCCAAGGTCGAAGTTGAGCATGTAAAGGCGGTCGGCGGCACCGGAACGGGCTTCATGGATCGTCCCGGAATCACGCGGAGGATCGCTTAAATGCTTTCCCGCTCTTACGAAAGTACGCGTGTCGCATCGATGATCAATGCAATGCGCGAAAACGGGCCTATGTCAATTGCGGCGCTGGTGAAGCAAACCGGCTGGAGTCACGAAACGATCCGCTCGCAGATCCGCAAACTGCCAGGAACCTTCCAGCAGATGAGCCAGCAGGAATTGATGTTCGGCGGCTCTACTGCATCCCTGTTTTATCTCACGAACGATGCGCTTGGAATCAGCGAAGAAGAGCTTGAGCGCAAAACAGACGAAATGTATCGGGATCTTGCGTGGTGGCCCAAGGCTGACAACCTCGTTATCTCAACAATCAACGCAATGATCAAATCAGGAGCAACAGCATGGCAAGCGTAAATCGCGTGACCCTCGTCGGCAACCTTGGCAATGACCCGGAAGTCCGCTATCTGCCCAGCGGTGACGCCGTGGCAAATATCAGCGTGGCGACGACTGACCGCTACAAGGACAAGTCGTCTGGCGAAATGAAGGAAGTCACCGAATGGCATCGCGTGGCCTTCTTCGGCAAGCTGGCTGAGATCGTCAATGAGTACCTGAAGAAAGGCGCGCAGGTCTATCTCGAGGGCCGCATCCGTACGCGCAAATATCAGGCGCAAGACGGAACGGATCGTTACTCGACCGAGATCATCGCCGACAAGATGGTGATGCTGGGTGGGCGATCGGAGGGTGGCGAGCGTCAGCCGCAGCGCCAGCGCCCGGCAGATGGTCGCGCCACAGGGCAGGCGGCACAGCGCCAACCTGCTGGCGGCGGCTTCGATCAGATGGACGATGACATCCCTTTTTAGGCGGAACCATGCTGACTCGAGACGAAGCCATAACTGCCGGCCTGAAGCGATACGAGACTGGCAAGCCCTGCAAACACGGGCACATTGCGCCGAGATTTGTCTGTACGCGTAGCTGTGTGGAGTGCGTCCGTTTATTCGATCTTAAACGGCGCCCTCACCGGTATGCAGAGAGCAAACCGAAGATGCAGGAAACGTTCGGCAAACGCCTCGCCAAGTTGCGCAAGCGCCTGAAGTTGTCACAGGAAGAACTGGCCCAGCAGGCGCGCGTGAGCGCTCGGAGCATCTGGAATTACGAGGCCGATCAGAAGTTACCGCACTACTGGCAGCTGATCGAACTTGCGAAGCAACTGAACACCTCGCTTGATTATTTGTGCTGCAGAACGGCGCGTCGGAGGGACTTTATATGACCAACTTACCCGGCTTCGACCGCCCCGCCGACCTTTATGAGTGCGCCAATGCTCACGGCGTTCATGTGGGCTCGATGGACAAACTGGTTCGCTTCGCCCAAGAGATATTGCGTCGGGCCAATAACAGCACCGCTCTCTCGGAAATCACGCAGGCGAGCGAGGAGATTGGTGGATATGAGTTGCCTACCTGCTGGTGTGCGACGTGTGATCCGAACATCGGATTCAGGACGCGCATGGTCCTTTGCCCGAACTGCGGAAACAAGCGGTGTCCGCATGCGACGAATCACGAACTGGCTTGCTCTGGGAGCAACGAGCCGGGACAAAAAGGAAGCTCCTACGAACATTGTGCACCTATTGAGGAAAGAGAATGAAGGGAAAAATCTACATCAGCGGGCCGATGACGGGACTACCGCGCCTCAACTTCCCGTTGTTCAATCGGGTCGCCGTGCGCCTGCGCAACCTTCGTTGGGAAGTTGTAAATCCCGTTGAGATCAACCCCGACGAGAGCGCCGATTGGCTCGATTGCATCGCTGCGGATCTTCTCGCAATGAGAGGTTGCACGGCCATCTGCCTGTTGCCCGGCTGGACCGATTCATGCGGGGCAAAGATTGAACGAATGGCTGCCGACAGGATGGGCCTCAAGGTTTTTCACCTGGCCGATCTGATTCCGGAGGAAGTATGAGCGAGCATTGGCAAAAGGCCGACGAGATTCAACTCAAAGATACGAATCCCAAAGATGCGATCGGCTCAGGCAAGCTGCCGCTCCACCTCTGGCCAGCCACTGCCTCGGCACTTGGCTCGCTTGGCTTACTAGACGGCATGCTCAAATATGGCCGCTCAAATTGGCGAGTGGCTGGTGTGCGCGCATCGATCTATGTTGATGCGGCGCAACGGCACCTCGCAAAATGGTTCGAAGGCCAGGACAACGATGCGGATAGCGGGCTGCCCCATTTCGCCCATGCGCTCGCCTGCCTTGCCATTCTGGTCGACGCTCAGGCCGCCGGTAAGCTGAACGACGATCGCATGGTGGCCGGTGGCTATCTTGAAATGCTGGACGTTCTGACGCCTCATGTCGGACGCCTCAAGGCGATGTACGCCGACAAGAGTCCGCGGCATTACACGATCGCAGACAGCCAGGCGATGACAGAACACGTCGCCCGCGAGGAAGACGCGAGACGGATTGAGACGTCGAATCGGGCGGCAGACCAATCGATCAAGTTCGCCGAGTATCAAGCATTCAAAGATGCCGATGCTCAGGTCTCTAAAGAGAGGGAATCATTCCGAACGATGATGCGCTCAGACGCGGAGGCTCAATGACCTTCCAATCTGAATGGTTCGGTAACGAAACCGACAGCAGCGGCGACGCCCTATTCAAAGTGGGAGATGTTGAGCGCGCGGTGCATTTCAACGAATTTTCCGATTACCACGCCGTGGCTCAATTGCTGAATGAGGCTCGACGGATTGGACGTGAAGAAGCCGCTAAAGAGTTTGCATGGCGGGTAACTCGGTTTGCGAGAGAAATGGGGGCGACGGTATGAGCGACGAACGCAACTGCAGAACATGCGCGCATCGTCGCGGTTGGGACCGGTGCGCAGCGACAGGCTACTTCTGCTCAACGGAGGCGCAATACAGCGGCCTGTGCATGCAGAAAGGCGAGCCGAAATTATGGGAGCCGCGCCGATCTCTTGTTCGCCGGATGATTCGCTTCTTCGTGGGAGTAACGGCCTAATGGAAGTCCTGCTCACCAAGACGCCCCAAGGCTACCTGATCCCGATCAGCGAGAGCGAGGCCGACAAGTGCAAGCGATTCAAGGTCGGCTCGACGGTGCGCGCGGAAGTGTCGGCGCCGCGAAATGGCAAGTTTCACCGCAAGTTCTTCGCCCTTCTCGACATTGGCTTCGATGCTTTCGATCCGCCCGAGTCGGAACACAAGGGCATGCCAGTCCAGAAGAATCGCGAACGGTTCCGCAAGGATTGCATCATCGCCGCCGGCTTCTATGACGCCGTTGCCAATTTGCATGGCGACGTCCGCGCCGAGGCCCATAGCATCAGCTTCGCCAACATGGACGACGAGGAATTCGAGCGCGTCTATTCGGCGGTGGCGAACGTGCTGCTGCAAAAGGTGCTGCGCAATTATTCGAGGGCGGATCTGGACGCGGTAGTTGAACGCGTTATGGGGTTTGTTTAATCATGAAACACAGCCAACTTTTCACCATTTGTGCCGCTGTCTATATCTCTCCGCACGTTTCGCCGGCAGTTGGAATCGGTGCTGGGATTTACTTTGGAGTGTGGGCGCTCTACCACATATGGAGAGAGGCATGACCCTAACCCGCAAAACCCCAATGCGCCGTACCGCCTTCAAACGCAAAGAGCCCAAACCCTTCGCCCTGCCCGACCGCCAGCAATTCGAGCGCAACCAGGAGGCGAAGGGGCGGGTATCGCGGAAGAAGGCTGCGACTGCCGCGGAGAAGCGTCACATGGATGCGGTCGTGCGGTTGGGCTGCATCGCCTGTCGCAATCTTGGTCTCGGCGAGACGCCGTGCGAAATTCATCATGTGCGGTTTCTCGCGGGCGCCGGTCAACGCGCTAGTCACATGGATGTGCTAGGCCTGTGCCCGCCGCATCACCGCACTGGCGGCCACGGTGTAGCGATTCATGACGGCCGGGAGACGTGGGAAAGCATTCACGGAACAGAAGCCGATCTGCTCGCGCAAACGAAGCGGGAGACTGGAGTTGAACAACAAGAATTGGAGGCAGCATGATCGACATCGAAGAACTCGAAACTCTGGCGAAGGCGGCGTCGAGTGGAATGCCTGGCGATCGCATCCCGTTCGCTTTGCATGCAATGGACCCGGAAGGAATGCTCGCCCTTATCGCCGAGTTGCGGGCGCTGCGGGAGGAAAACACGATTCTCAGCAATCATCTAGTCAACATGAATTTGTATGCTAATGCAATACGCGACGCCGTACAGAGTGGGTTAAGGCATGCATCCGCCGCCCGCAAGGAGAAAGCATGAAACTACAATTCGCGACACGCGCTGAAACGGAGGAGCGCATAGGCGCATGGCGCCCCTTCTTCGCCATTTGGCCGCGTGAGGTATCAGAGGGGCAGTACAGGTTCTTTGAGTGGATCGAGCGTCGCGGGAGGTTCGGAAAACACCCGTTCACGCGCGACATACTGTTCTTTGAATATCGTGCCAAGGAGAAAGCATGCTAACCGGCCTTACGCGTTATCGCCTTGGTTGGCGAAAGAAGATGGTGTTGCAGGTGTCGGAGTGGCGGCGGCGTTTCGTGGCTGGCCGCCTGCCCGAATCACAGCCATGGATCGCTGTCTGGCGCGATGCAACGTTTCAGGATGTCATGGATCTGGCCGCGCAGAATATATCGAAGGAACAACCATGACCGCCTTCCTACCCGGCCTCCTAATCGGCTACCTCCTCGGCATCTTCTCCATCCTGATCCTGGCGGCTCTGTACCTGTCTGAAGGGTTCTCAATGCACATCGAATTATCGGAGTCGGCATGGCTGGGAAACTGAAATTCAATTTGACGGGCATGAGGTTTGGGCGATTATCTGTAATCAAACCCACATCTATCGAGGGAAAGGCAAGGGCCTCTTATTGGGAATGCATCTGTGACTGTGGAAAGGTGAAGGTCATCCAAAGCAACCACCTCAGGAGAGGGACAACCAGATCATGCGGCTGCCTACAAAGAGAGTCTGCGTCAGAAGTTGGGAGGCGCGCCACTACCCATGGCATGACCGGAACAAAGATGTATACCACGTGGACGGCTATGGTATCGAGGGTAACAGATACGGGATCAAGGTCTTATCCCCGGTACGGAGGAAGAGGAATCACTATCCATCCTGACTGGCTTAATTTCGATGTCTTTTATCGTGATATGGGAGAGGCACCTAGCGAAAAACACACCGTGGACCGCATAGACAACGAAAAAGGTTATGGACCTGGTAACTGCCGTTGGGCTACAAGCCACGAACAAGCCAGGAACCGGAGAACAAATCGTTTCGTCAGAATAGGCGACCAAGTGATGTGTCTCGCCGATGCCGCATGTGTTCTCGGAGTGCGCAGGCAACGAATTAGTGAATGGTTGAAAGCCGGAAAACTTATTGAAGTCGAAAGGCCGGCAATACAAAATATTCAAACGGAGGCCGCATGATTCTGCTGGTCGGGATGCTTATAGGATGTGCTCTAACACTTCTTGGCGTCGTTATTACTTTTGCCCTCTACCTCCTCCACCGCCCGCGCTACGTGGCACCGACTAAGCACAACCGCAAGTGGCGTGACTTGCCGACGCCGCCTGTGCAGGCGCCTTGGGAGCGGGAGGAAGTGGGCGGCATCGAGTACAGGTTCATGGGCACAACCGGGTTCGAAGAATGATCGCAACTTGCTGATTGACAACGTTTTTCATTTGTAGTGCGAAACGTGTAGTGATACAATTAGCGGTATTCGAAGTCGTGTCTCTACCTATATCTTGTGTCGGGGTTCGCATGGACGTGGTGAACGAAGGTAAGGCAATAGCGCAGAGCGAAGACGAGCGCATTCTTGCCATGTGCGAGAAGTGGGCGTCTTGGCATAGGTCGCGACGACTATTCGCGCCTCCGGTTCCAAAGAACATTTTAGTGAGGCTTCAAAACCTCCCCGGCGGAGAGGTGCCAGATGCAGAGCTAAGCGCCAGCGCGAGCTACTTCAATCTGTCACTTCTCGCGATGCCAGAAGGCAAGCCGAAAGAGGCGTTCTATCTGATGTACCTGCACCGCGTTCGCCCCGCCAAGCTGATCATGGATCATGTAGACATGGAGAAGTCGCAGTTCTACGAGATGCTGAAGAAATTCCGGCGCGATGCGTACCGGGCCTATCAACGGATGCTGTGCGGTTAGGAGGGAAGATGTTCGATAGCGCGTTTCACAAAGCTGGAGAAGTCGGGTTGCCTCAGTTTTCGGGTGTGCGTGTGATGATGCTCCCAATCATGATTGGTGACCTGCAAAGTGTTCCGAATGATCTTGTCAATTGGTCGAGTACTCTGTCCGAAATGTTTGGCATGTGCAAACACCACGGAGAAGTCGGCTATCTCACGATCGATGAAAAGACCGTGGCGCCAGCGAGTACGCATCGCCGCAGTGGGCGACATGTGGATGGCGTGTATCAGGGGCGCTGCGGAGGATGGGGTGGTGGTGGCGGAGGATGGGGATCTGTCGGGAATGGAATGTTGACCGTGTCTTCCCACGCTGGTTGCCGGGCATGGAATCAGAGCTTTGATGGATTCCCTGGATGGGAAGGCGAATGCGATCATCTGGCCGTCCAATGTCGCGATGACTCTGAGACGATTTTTGCGCCCGGAACGGTCTATTGGTTGGACGGGTTGTGTGTGCATGAATCGCTGCCTATGACGGTTGAAACAAAGCGGCAATTCGTGCGATTGTCTTTGCCGTCGAACGCCCCATGGTTCGATGGCTATACCGCCAACCCCAAAGGTGTGCTGCCGACTGGCCCGATCTTGCCACGCCGACAATTCATGAACGCGTAGTGTGTCCGCCAAAAACCGGACACTTTAGATCGGACACTTTTCGAGAAAACCGCTATAGTTTTGTCAAAGTTGAATTACTTCGTCCAGGCCCTGCTAGCGATTGCTGCGGGGCTTTTTCATTTGCTCGCCATGCGCTCAACTGCCCTTCCCTCGAATTGCTACGGTAATCCCGAGGACGTCTATGCAGCCAAGCAAGCGCGCGAGAAGCGGCAAGCTCAGCAAACTCCCAAACGCCCTATTTTGACGCTCAAACGGAAGTCGAGCGAGGAATGGAGCGAGGCGCGCAAGCGAGCCGAAGAATTGTTTCACCCTGCCGCGGACCGTTCGTGAGCCGCAACCTGCCCGCAGACATGCAATGTGTCTCTCGCCGGTTCGCCGGCCAGAATTCTTGGAGTAAGCATGCTCACGTACTTCCTCGCCCAACAGTCTGACGGTCGAATTGTGCTGGATCGGGAATGCCACGGAAGGTATCTGAGAGCAATTGATGTAGCCGAGCCTTCGACTATTCGCCGGGAGATTGAAGGCGAGATGGTCGATTGCCCGCAGTACCGGGAATCCTTTGCCGAAGCGCGCGCCAAGGTAGATGAAGGCCAATACAGGCAAGTGCGCGGCGAAGGCTTTTTCGCCAAGGAAGATTGATGAATCCGTACACCGCGCTAATGCTTTGGCTGGGCACGTGGAATCTGGAGGCCAGCCGATTCTGGATTGAATTGGCAGATAGGATCGAAGGAGATGGTCAATGACAGCCGATGATATCCAGGAGAAACTCCGCGTTGCCGCTCCGTGTATGGCCAACGCTATTGCGGCAGGCCATCATCTAACTCTCGCTGCGGACGGCGAGCTAGTGCGCGTGACAATCGATCCGCCGATGCAGTTGGACAAATTGCCCAAGCCTTAGTCCCCCTGCCTCAGCCGTCAGCCAATTGGCTTGGCAGCGTGACACGGATGGCTGAGGCGCCTAACGCCGTTCCTGATCGGGTACGGTGATAGAAAAAATAGTTGAAAACGCAACGTTTCGTGCCTGAGCGGGTACGAATACTGTAGCCCATGAGCGGCTTTATTCATTAATTTGGGCGGTTCTGTCGCCCTTGAGCATCTTTATGATGGACGATTGATCCCGTTCTGCTAACGGGCTTTGAACGGTGATCTAAGCAGGCCGTTTCAGTCGTCCACCATGAGGGTGAATATAGATCGCCGCGCGCCGCGATTGCGGGCCACTGCGCCATGCGGGCGAGAAATCAGTAGCTCTCTTAAACAGGATATGCCATGTCAGTGATGACGACCGCCGATAAGATTGCCGACCTTGAGCGCCGAGTGGCGCAACTTGAGCAAGCCGGGCGCCGGTACGGTCCAATTGAGGCGAAGCCAGCGACTGAGCCTTTGCCCAGTTGGCCAGCATGGCCGGCGATTCCAACCATCGGCGAGCAGCGCTGCCCAACTTGCGGCATTGTGCTCTCGCCTGTCATGGGCTATGTGTGCGCCAAGGCGAACTGCCCGACTGGACTTGGTGGCACCACATGCATGACTGCGGCTGGCCTCAGCCAGAACGCCGCATAACAGAATTCTCCTCTCGACGATCCCCTTCGTCGCTGCCCGCACTGAAAGGATGCGGGCTTTTTTATCTATGGTGCCGTCCATGCCTCGTAAAGCCAAAGTCATTCTGGTGGAGGAGCCGACGAGCACATGCAAAGACTGTAGAGCCGTGGACTTTGGTGAGGTCATCACCTGCCACCGCTTCCCGCCTAAGCCTGCATTTGACGCAAGCGGCGAGCATGTCGATACGTTCTTTCCGGTCGTGCGCGTTACCGACTGGTGTCTCGAATTCAAACCAAAACTGAGTTCTTAAGGGGAAATCCGTGGATGCAAACGACTTGTTGAAAGCCGTAAAGGACCACGGAACCATATCTGCCGCAGCCAGAGCGATCGGCATGCCGGAAAGCACGCTGCGCGGACGACTCCGCGGTGCCGTGCCACTCTCGGAGAATCAGCGCAAGTACCAGGCAGACTGGACGGCCGAAGACTGCATCAACGAGTTGCAGCGCATCGCGCAGATTGACGAAGACAAAGTTATATCCCGGAACTACTTCCGTGTGCATTCGGAAATCTCCGAGTCCACATGGAATAGGCACTTCGGCACGTTCCACGAGTTCAAGCGCCAGGCAGGCATTGTCCTGTCTCGCCACGCTCACGGTCTCGAGCGGGCAATCGCCAAGCACGCCAGCAAGGACGTGCAGCGCCGCATGAACGTTGAGAAATCTGGCTGGGAAGACGCGTATCTGCGCCCTAGCTCGAAGCGCTTCCAGACGGTACTGGTCGCGTCGGATATTCACGACATCGAGTGCGACCCGTTCTGGCGCCGCTGTTTCATCGATACGGCAAAGCGTGTGCAGCCCGAGAAGGTTGTCATTAACGGCGACGCGCTGGATTTGCCCGAGTTCGGCAAGTACGGAGTCGACCCGCGCGAATGGGATGTGATTGGCCGCATCAAGTGGCTGCATGCCTTCCTCGAGGATATCCGCACGGCTTGCCCGGAGACGGAAATCATCTACATCGAGGGCAACCACGAGGCTCGCCTGATTCGCCACCTCGGCGAGGCGACGCCCGCGCTTAAGGTTGTGTTGTCCGACCTGCACGGCTTCACGGTGCCGAAGCTGCTGGGCCTAGACGCCTACCAGGTGAACTACATCGCCCGGATGGATCTCGCCGCGTTCAGTGAGCGCGACATGAAGCAGGAACTGGCGAAGAACTACCACGTCATGTATGACTGCCTGCTGGCGCATCACTTCCCGGAAGGCCGGAATATGGGCGTGCCTGGCTTCTCGGGACATCATCACAAGCACATCGTGTGGCCGTTCTATTCGCCGCAGTTCGGCTCGAGCGAATGGCACCAGCTTGGATGCGGCCACGCTCGCGCGGCTACGTACTGTGCCGGCGAGAAGTGGGCGCTGGGCTTCATGCTGTGCCATGTCGACACGCAAAAGAAACACACGCAGTTCGAATACGTCGAGTTGCGGGACCACGCCATGATTGGCGGCCGGTTCTATGAGCGACAAGCATCCGAACTGATGGGCGCCTAACCTACCCCTCTCCACCGCGTGACAGGGTATAGAACACCAAATCAAGAGACATCATGCCCACCATCCTTGAAACTCCGCAAAGCCTGCATCGTCGGGCAATGCAGGCCACTGGCGAAAACCGGGATGTGACGCTTGACCCTGGACAGATTCGGCAAATCGCCGATGGCTGGTGGGACGACCGGCAGAAGATCAAGTATCTCGAATCGCTGATCGTGCGGATGGGCAAGCCCGCGGAATCCACGGTCACACTCAACTGCAAGGTCGATTGCAGCGATCTCGACGCTATTTTAAAGACGCTGCCAAAGAATCCGGCTATCTAATTTGAGGATGCGCGAGTGAATTCCTCCGATGCGCCGCGCTGCTGAGAGAAACGAATGCCTCGCAAGAAGCAAGAAAACATCGGAAACATTGCGCAGCTCAGGCCTGCGCCTCCAGATTTGCTATTTGACGACGGCAATTGGGTAAAGCGCTTCGTCCCCGCTGATGGCTTGCATGACTGGGTGGCTGACACTTTCCTGCGGCTCGATTCGCCGCTCCACAACGAAGACCACGAGCATCTGCGCTTCGCGGACCTGGCTTTCCTCTGGGCCATACCCGAGAACAAACGCCAGATGCGCCGGGTAATCGGCCAGTGCGAGGAAGTGACATTCCGCTGTGGAGCGTGGCAGAAGGGTCGGCAGGAACAGCAGATGGAGGAATGGTTCGGCCGCGTGCCGGGATACCTCATCACACTGGACGCCAACTACTGCCGGGAATGCTCAGACGCTGAGTTCTGTGCGTTGGTCGAGCATGAGCTATATCACCTCGCGCACAGGCTGGATGAATTCGGCGCACCGGCATTTACGAAGGACGGCCAGCCGAAGATCGGGATCCAATCGCACGACGTCGAAGAATTTATTGGGGTGGTTCGACGCTACGGCATGGGCTCTCCAGACAGCAACACAGCGAAGCTTGTGAGGGCCGCGAATCAGGCGCCCGAGATCGCCAATATTGACATCGCCCGCATGTGCGGGACTTGCTTATTGAAAGCCGCCTGACTTAGACGCGGGTTAGAAGGATGTAAGGAATGGCTGCTCTAGCCGATAACGTCAAATTACGCATTGTTCAGGCACTCGCCTGCTTCGACACACCGTCGCAAGCCGCGAAGATGGTCAAAGCGGAATTTGGGCTGGATGTTTCGCCCCAGCAATGCGAGGCTTATGACCCGAACAAGCGCATCGGCCAGAAGCTTAGCGAGAAATACCGGCTGATCTTCGCGGAGACCCGCAAGACGTTCCTGGAGGACACCAGCCTGATCGGCATCTCTCATCGGGCGGTTCGCCTCCGCACGCTTCAGAGAATGATCGAGCGCGCCGAGTCGCAAGGCAACCTTGCATTGACCGCGCAACTTCTCGAGCAGGTCGCCAAAGAAACTGGCGACGCCTACACCAACAGACACAAGCTGGAGCACACCGGTAGAGACGGTGGTCCGATCAAGACGCAGCCCGTTCCGGTCGATCTAACCGGGTTGACCGACCATGAACTTGAAGTCCTCGAACGTCTCGCTGCCCAGTCTGGAGCAAATCAAGGCTGAAAAGCTTCGCCGGCTCAGGCTTAAGCTAGAAGCCGATCACCTGGAATTCACGAAACACTTCTTCAGGATCCGCCAAGGCATCGACTTTCGGGTCAACTGGCATCACGTCTACATTGCCTACATCCTTGAGAAGGTCATTCAGGGCGAGATAAAGAACGTTGTTTTCAACGTTTCGCCCGGGTCTTCGAAGACCGAAGAAGTGGTGATCAACCTGATCGCCCGCGGCTTGGCTCTGAACGCCCGTGCCCGCTTCCTGCACATCTCGTATTCGGATGACCTCGCGGTACTGAACTCGGAAACGGCGCGCGAAGTCGTGCGCTCGAGCGAGTATCAGGAGTTGTGGCCGCGCAAGATTGCGGGCGACGCCGACTCGAAGAAGCGCTGGAACGTCGAGGACAACGGCAAGAAGGCTGGCGGCGTCTACGCTACCTCGCTGGGCGGCCAGATCACAGGCTTTCGTGCTGGCCACATGGCTGAAGGCTGGCAAGGCGCCATCCTGATCGACGACCCGCTCAAGGTCGAAGACGCGTACAGCAAGACCAATCGCGACAAGGCAAACCGGAAGATCATTTCGACGGTCAAGAGTCGTCGAGCGAATCCGGACACGCCGATTGTCCTGATCATGCAGCGCTTGGCTGAGGAAGATCCTACTGGCTTCATCAAGGCCGGTAAGGTTCCCGGCGATTGGACCTTTATCGAGATCCCGGCGCTCATCACGGATGAGTATGTTGCGAATCTGCCTGAGCATATCCGCCCGATGGTGGATAGCTCGGAGCGCGATGAAGACGGACGGTTTAGCTACTGGCCGTACAAGGAGCCGCTGCAGGATCTGTTGGCGTCTGAGAAAGCCGATCGCTACGTGTTCAGCGGTCAATACATGCAGCGCCCTTCCCCGCTGGGTGGCGGGATTATCCAGTCCGGCAAGTTCGTTCGCTATGGCGCGTTGCCGCAACTGAAGTTCCGCAAGATCTACGCGGATACGGCGCAGAAGACCGCGGAGCGCAATGACTACAGCGTCTTTCAGTGCTGGGGCTACGGCAAAGACAACCGCCTTTATCTGCTGGACCTGATCCGCGGAAAGTGGGAAGCGCCCGAACTGAAGCGCCGAGCCATCGACTTCTGGAACAAGCACAAAGGTATCGGTGCCGGTGATCCCGACGCGCCGGCGCTTCGTCAGATGCTGGTCGAAGACAAGGCAAGCGGGACAGGCCTGATACAGGAAATCAAGAATGACGGCGGGATTCCAGTCAAGGGTATCGAGCGCACCAAAGACAAGCTGACGCGCGTCATGGATATTGTTAGCCAGATTGATGTTGGCAACGTTTGCATCCCGCTTGACGCTCCATGGGTTAGCGACTTCGTGACCGAGTGCGAAAGCTTCACGGCCGACGACACGCACGCGCATGACGACCAGATTGATCCGATGGTCGACGCTATTACCGACATGCTGGGCGGCACTGGACCGATGGTTATCAGTGACGACGCCCTTCAACAATTCTCCCGCATGGGCAGTACACGATGACCCGCAAGCAACGCAAACAGGCGCAGATGGCGGCCCGCGTCGCCACATCTGAGCCCAAGCTGGCTTCGGACTCCCGACCGGCCATGAAGGTATCGTACAGCGCGCTGGCCACGATGCAATTGCCTGATGGCAAGCCGGTACAGACGTACAAACTGCCTGATCCGGCGCCTGGGGTCATGCCCAAAGCCGTCAAGATGGCGATGGACAGCGCCTTCCAACCGGTCGCAGATTTTGCCCATATCAATGCCATCTTCAATGAGGGCATCCAGTTCATGGGGTATCCGTACCTCGCCGAACTGACTCAACGCCCAGAGTATCGCCGCCCATCTGAGATTTTCGCGAAGCAGATGACGCGAAAGTGGATTGAACTGCAGGCCACCGGAGAAGATGGAAAGACAGACAAAAGCAAAGCGGACAAGATCAAGGCGATCGATGCCGAGATGAAGCGCCTGGGTGTTCAGGCCAAGTTTCGTGAGGCGATCCTGCAGGACGGCCAATTTGGCCGTTCGCACATCTACATCGATACGGGCGTTGATTTCAACGACGAGGCCGAACTACAGACTGACCTTGCCGAGACCAAGGCAAAGGTCGGACTCAATAGCATCAAGGCACTGAAGGTTATTGAGCCGATATGGGTATATCCCTATATCTACAACTCGACCAATCCGTTGGACCAATGGTTCTACAAACCGCAAGCGTGGTTTGTGATGAATCGCACGATTCACTCGAGCCGGCTATTGACCTTTGTTAGTCGCGAAGTCCCTGACATTCTCAAGCCAGCCTATCAGTTTGGGGGTCTGAGTCTGTCACAGATGATGAAGCCGTATGTCGACAACTGGCTTCGCACGCGCCAGAGCGTCTCAGACATCATCCATGCCTTTACTGTGTGGGTGCTGAAGACGAATATGAGCTCCATCCTGAACGGCGGAGGTGCGGAGGAGTTCTATCGGCGCCTGCAGATTTTCAATCGCGGCCGCGATAACCATGGCGTCATGGGCATCGACATGGCGACCGAGGATTTCACCAATATTTCTGCTCCAATCACCGGGCTGGATAAGCTTCAGGCGCAGGCGCAAGAGCAGATGGCATCGGTCACTGGGATCCCGCTTGTCTACCTGACTGGTATTACCCCGAGTGGCCTGAACGCATCGAGCGACGGCGAAATTCGCGTATTCGAGGACTGGTGCAGCGCGCAGCAGGAAGGCTATACACCCCATGTTTCGCGCATCATCAACCTGATCCAGTTGTCGCTATATGGCGAGATTGACCCGAGTATCGGCTTTCGCTGGATGCCGCTCCATACGCAAAGCGAGAACGATCTCGCGACTGCCCGTAAGCAGGACGCTGATACCGATGCTGTACTGATCGGCGCCGGTGTTATCAGCCAGGAAGAAGCGCGCGCGCGCGTAGCCAGCCAGGAAGATTCGCCATACAACGGACTGGATCTGACTTTGGACTTGCCAGATGTGCCCGAACCTGAAGAAGGCCCAGAGGCAAAGGCAGAGAAGATCAGCGGGCAGCAAGAGCAACCAACGGAAGATGACGAATGACATCGCAAGCTGAATTTCCGGTTATGGGAACACCGTCACGCCCTGTGCCGGGTGTCGTCCCCATGGCGCTGGATGGAAACGGTATCGCGCAGGCTGCAGATGCGAACAATCCGATTCCAGTGACACTGGTCTCCGGAGGTGGTGGCGGAGGCGCAAGCACGGTCACAGTCCAGAATGCTCCGCAAGCTGGCGTATCGGCTCCTTCCGGTACGGTCGGCACGACGTCGGCTGTGATCCTGGCCGCTGGCGCCCTCAAAGGCTGCTGCTGCATCCAGAACACCAGTTCTAATGGCAACACCTTGTTCATCTCATTTGGTCGCGCGGCAACGGCCACTGATTTCGCGATTGCCGCTGGCGGCTCAATCTTCCTGCACTTCGGCCCGACGAACACGGTGAATGGGCTGGGCTCTGCCGCGGCGACTACCTTCGCCATCATCGGGTACTAAAATGCAGAAACTCGCCTTTATTTTTCTGTTGCTGCCCGCGCTGGCATCCGCTCAATATAGCGGTCCGATCTACAACCCCGCCAACGTCAAGATCACGGGCGGCACGGCTGCATTCACGGGCACCGTGACTACGACCGGCAATGTGAATGTGCAGGGCAATGTCAGCTCGACATCGAACACCCAGCCGGCCAGCCCGACTAACTCTGGTGTGGCTCTGAACGCGACGCCGAACATCGCCGATGTGCAGATGTTCGATGCGACGCAATCGGTGAACAACCGCACCGCCGAGTGGATATTCTTCAACGGAGCGGCCGCACTGCGTTTTGCAAACGACGCGCATAGCACGGTAGTCGTTCCGTTCTCGGTAACGGGTGGCTCAACCGGAATCACGGGCATCACCTCCAATAGCGGCAGCGGAGCATGGGCGCATACCGGGCCATTTAGCGCGACGTCTAACATCACGGCGCCCAATATCGTTGCTAACGGCGGTAGCATCATGGCTGCGGGTGCGCCTAGCACGCCGTTGAACGTGACGACGCAGAGTAGCGTGCAGGCATTTGTAGGCGGCGCAGCGAATCAAGCGACCCTTGCTTACATCAATTCCACTAATACTGCAAACAACCGCAGTGCATATTCGCAGTGGGCAGGCGGCAATTTTGTCATCGCCGGCTTTGCCAATGACGCGTTCACTGGTGGCGCGCCGATTCTGCAGGCGCAGGGCGGATTCGCCACTGGAATCACCGGCATCCTTTCGAACAGCGGCACGGGAAGCTGGACCCACACCGGCAGCATGGCTGTTTCGGGCGCCCTGATTGCTGGTAGCGGAACACTCAACGTCTATTCTGCCGCCGGAGTAGCTGTAACGACTCCGCATGTGGTGACGGGCACTGTGACCCTTGCTGGCGGTAACGCCACCGCCACCTTCACCGGCAATGCTGTGTTCAGCAACACGACTTCCTACGTGTGCGCGGCGACGAACACATCCACGAACAGTGCCGTTCGCGCCACGAATACGTCTGCATCAACCGTTACGTTTAACTCCGGCACTACGACGGACGTTATCGCGTATCAGTGCATTGGCAACTAGCCATATTTGATCGCCCTGATCCGCCTAACCATTTCGGTTAGTTCCAATTCCATCGCATCGAACCGCGGCTTGCCGGCGCTATTGGTCAGCCCATTCCTCAGCTTGAACATGTCCAGTTCAGTGTCCAGCAGATCGGACAGGTTGAACCGGGCGGAAAACTCATCGTTCTCGCCGACGTACACGACGACCCGTTGCGGTTCTTCGTGGTCGTAGCCGACGTAATCGACAGCGATTCCTTCCTTCATGGCGACTCCTCGAAAGCTCGTATCTCCGACCGGCAAGGATATTGTGCTGCGTCCCGTGCGAGCCAATGCCGGCATTGAAGCGGCGTATAAAAAACAGTTGGACCGCTGGATTGACGCGATGCACAAGTCGCTGGTGTGGTGGATCACTGCCCAATACCGTGCAAATCCACCGCCTAGCCTAGCACAGGACGCCGGCTTCGAGTCATTCCGTGATGGTAGCCCTGCCAACGCAATGCGCCGCGCGATACACCGCATGTCGCGACGTTGGATGAAGGCGTTCGATAAGGGCGCAGATGACCTGGCCAAGTACTTCGTGGACAAGGCTGCTGGCGCTACCGAAGTTCAGCTGAAAGACATCCTGAAGAAAGCCGGCTTCACGGTTCAGTTCAAGACTACCGCCGACGTCAATAACGCCATGCAGGCCGCGATTGGTGAAAATGTCGGGCTAATAAAAAGCATCGCCTCGGAGCATCTATCGCAAGTCGAAGGCCTGGTCATGCGTCACATGCAGACCGGACGCGATCTGGGTGCGTTGACCGCTGATCTGACTGCGCGGTACGACATCACGAAAAAGCGAGCCTCATTTATCGCGCGCGACCAATCCAACAAGATGACTGCCGTCATCAACCGGACGCGCCAGAACGAACTCGGGATTACACAGGCCCGCTGGAAGCACTCCGGAGCCGGCAAGCATCCGCGTATCTCGCATCTTGCAGCAGGTCGCGACAACGGCGGAAAAGGCATGCTGTACGACGTTGCCGAAGGCTGCCTGATCGACGGCGAATACATCTGGCCCGGCCAGTTACCAAATTGCCGGTGCACGTCGCAAAGCGTGATACCTGGCCTTGAAGACTGAGCTCCGCCGCCTACAAAGCCCGCCATATGCGGGGATTTTTTACGCCCATAGAAAGCCATGGCAATAGCCAATCAAGATCGCCTCGCCTTCGACCGTGCCAGTGTGCGCACGACCGACCAGGATGGCCGTCTGCACGTCGCAGTCACGAATATCTCGAAGGCGATCGTCAACCCCTATCTGGGCGAAGAGATCCCGGACGCCGAAGCGCTCGGCCTTGATCCGAAGAAGATCTACAACCTTTTGCGCGATCCCGAAGAGCTGGCAAAAGCGGCGCCGACATTCAATAGCGTTCCGCTTCTGCTCATCCACAAGCCATCGACGGCAAACGACCATCCACGGTCAATTACGGTTGGAACGACCGGCTCAGAAGCCTCATTCGATGCACCTTATCTGCGCAACAGCCTGACGGTATGGGACGCAGAAGGCATCGAGGCAATCGAATCAAAGCAACAGCAGGAACTGTCGTGCGGCTATCGATACACCGCCGACATGACGCCTGGCACTTACGAGGGCACTCCTTATGACGGAGTTATGCGCTCGATTTATGGAAATCACGTGGCTCTCGTAGTCGCGGGGCGCGCCGGCCCGGATGTAGTAGTAGGCGATTCACAACCCTTGGAGATTCAAAACATGAGCATCAAGAAGCCCCTTTCTCGGAAAGCTGCTTTGGCTAAGGGGGCGCTGATCGCTCTAAAGCCGAAACTCGCTGCTGACGCGAAGCTGGACCTTAACCCGATCCTGGCCGGCGTGACGGCTGCGAACTGGCTGGTGTCGAAACCGCTGATTGCATCGGCCATCAAGCCGAAGCTGGCGAAGGATGCTGACCTCGACAGCGTCATGCAACTGCTCGACAGCCTGGACGGTGGCGACGGCGACGATCTGGACGTCGGTCTTGACGACGAGCCGGCCGACATGCCCGCCGTTGACGCGAGCCCGGTCGACGATATCTGTTCGATGCTGAAAGGCAAGATCAGCGATGAGGACATGAGCGCTATCGAGTCCAAGTTGCGCGGCCTGAAACTGGCTGGTGACGAGGAAGAAGAAGCCCCGCCCGCAGCCAAACCCGAAGAGAAGAAGCCCGCTATGGACAATCCCCCGCCGACCCCTGGCACGAATGCCCCTGGCGGCAAGCCTGCTACCGAGAAAGATGACTCGGTCAGCAAGCCCGCAATGGACGCCGCGATCAATACCGCAGTCAAGGCCGCTGAAGCCGCAACCATCAAGCGCCTCAATGACATCGCTGACGCGAAGGAAGTCGCTCACGCATACGTCGGCAAGTTGTCGGTCGCGTTCGACAGTGCGGAAAGCGTGTATCGCACCGCACTCGAGACTCTCGGCGTGAAGGTCGACGGCATCCATCCGAGCGCATTCCGTGCCGTGCTCGAAGCACAACCGAAGCCGGGCGCGCTTCAGCCCCGCATCGCACAGGACAGCGCCATTCCGGTCGACTTCGCGTCGGCGTTCCCCAACGCTGGCCGTCTCAACTAATCGCGCAGCCTTTCAAAATTCAGGAGTAGAGAATGGGATTTCCCACGCAAGTTAATGTGCAGGCAGCTCCGGCCGTAGTCGGTGACTGGTGCGACCGCAATCCTCGTGCATTTGTGGATGCTGGTGCGGGCGCTTTCGTCGCAGGCCCCAGCGGCGTAACGATTGGCCGCTTCGCCTGGGCTGACGCAGCGAACCTCACGACCAGCAATTTTGGCGCCGGTGCGCCGACAGGCTTCGTGCATCGCGAACAGCAAGCCCTGATCACGGCGTATCTCGCTGACAACTCGATGGTGATCCCGCCCGGCATGGGCGTGACACTCACGAGCGCTGCCGGCGTGTGGGCCCTGAATGCGGGTTCCACCACGTCCGCAATCGGTCAGGCCGCCTTCGCTAACAACTCCACGGGCCAGGTTCAGTTCGGTACGAACTGGACCGGTGCTAGCGTGACCGGTTCGATCGCTGCAAACGTGGTTACCGGCTCCATCGCCGGTACCACCCTGACCGTCTCTGCGGTTACGAGCGGCACTCTGGCCGTTGGTCAAGTGATCAGCGGCACGGGTGTCACCGCTGGCACCACGATCACGGCTCTTGGCACGGGTACGGGCGGCACGGGTACCTACACCGTTAGCGCTTCGCAGACCGTTTCCAGCACCGCGATTACCGCTTCGGGCGGCACCCTGACCGTCTCGGCCGTCGCGTCCGGTACGTTGGGCCTCGGCGATGCACTCACCGGCGCCGGCGTAACTGCTGGCACGGCCATCACCGGTTTCCTCACGGGCGCTGGCGGCACGGGTACGTACCTGGTGAGCATCGGTCAAACGGTGGCTTCCGAAGCGATCACTGTCGCTGCCGGTACGCAAACCAAGTGGGTCGCTCTTTCGGTCGGCGCACCTGGCGAACTCGTCAAGATGTCCACCTGGTTGCTCGGTTAATCCGCGCGCACTGTCACCAATCTGATGCATCAGGCCGCCTACGGGCGGCTTTTTTATTGCTCAAAGGAATTAACCATGGCCAAAATGGCTTATGACATGTCGCCGTCCGATCAACGGGCAGCGCTGGCGTTTCACGAAAAGGAATGGGGGATTCACTTCCCCGACTGCCAGGGTTTTACGCGCCCTGAGTGGAAGAAGAACTTCGATATGGCGTGCGACGCCCAGCCGCAACTCGTCACCGTCGCATCGTCGGGTATTCCGGCGTTCCTCTCGTTCTATCTCGATCCGGACATTCTGCACATCCTGACCGCGAAGAACGAAGCGGCAGAAATCTTCGGCGAGCAGCAAAAGGGCTCGTGGGTCGATTCGACGCTGATCTTCCCGGTGGTCGAACGGACGTATGAAATCTCGACGTACGGCGACTACAGCAACAACGGTTCGGCTGGCATCAACACCAACTTTCCGGAACGTCAGCCGTACCTTTTCCAGACGATCTGCGAATACGGCGATTTCGAAATCGAACGCGCGGGCCTGGCAAAGATCGGTTTCGTGAACGAGCAGAAAGAAGCCGCCATCGACGGCCTCAACAAGTTCTCGAACCTGACCTACTTCCGCGGCGTTCAAGGCCTGCAGAACTACGGCATCTTGAATGACCCTTCGCTGACTGCGGCTCTTACGCCGGCTCCCAAGGCTGCCGGCGGAAACTCGTGGATGAATGGCACATCGATTAACGCAACGGCCAACGAGATCTTCAACGACGTCCAGGCGCTGGTGATTCAGTCGATCAATCAGTCGAATGGTCAGCTCAACACCAAGTCGGAATTCATCCTCGCATTGTCGCCGGCTCGTGAAGGCGCAATGACGGCAGTGAACACGTTCAACGTGGCGGTTGCGGATCTGCTGGTGAAGGCATTCCCGAAACTGACCGTGAAGACCGCGATCCAGTACGGCGCATTGACCGCTTCCAATCCGCAGGGCAACGCGGTCGGCGAAGTGGTCCAGTTGTATGCACCGAAGGCCGAAGGTCAGCAAACCGGCTTCTGCGCGTTTAACACCAAGTTGCGCGCCGGTACGATCGTTCGCGAAATGTCGGCATTCAAGCAGAAATTCAGCCAGGGTTCGGCTGGTTTCGTGCTGCGTCAGCCGTACGCCGTTTCGACGATGGTCGGCATCTGACCCGCTTGCCGTAGCAGTAAAGCGCGCCCCTAGAGTCATTCTCGAAAAAGCCGACCTGACCGTACCGGCCTGGTGGCGCGCCCTCTTTCGTTCGGTCAATTCTGATAGGCGGTCTCATGGCAACGCAAGAATCAACCATCAGCCTCAAACGAAATAACGATGTCCCCTCGAATGCAACCGTCAGCGTCGCATCGAAACTTCCGATGGACCTGACCCTGAAGCTCTTCACCTTTGTGACGAAGAACGAGTTGGTAATGGGCGGTGGTTCGCGTGAGGTCAAGGTCGCCGAACTGGCCCGCGGCGCAAAGCATTTCGTCGTGCAGGGAAATAGCTGGGCGCAGAACAAGGGCGCACATCAGCAGATCGTCGGTGGCTTCGCAATCACGCACGGCATCCCGAAAGCATTCTGGGAACAGTGGCTCGATCAGAACAAGGAGTCGGATATCGTCGTGAACGGCATGCTGTTCGCACACGGCGAGACTGCCAGCACCATTGCAGAAGCAAAAGAGAAGGAAAAAGAGAAGTCGGGTCTTGAGCGTCTTGACCCGAACAATCTGCCGAAGGGCTTGCAGAAGTCGGACATGGTCCGTCAGGCGGTATGATGACTTGCGCTAGCGGTGGAGTCGTTGCATTTTCATACTCCAACTGGTCGACCCGATATCCCGAACTGGCATTCTCTGTGTCCCAATCGCTAGCGCAAATGTACTTCAACGAAGCGCAGCTGTATTGCGACAATACTCCGACGAGCCTCATCCGGGATGCAAGTCCCGGTGGCCAGCGCGAGATGATGCTCAATATGGTGACGTCACATATTGCAGCACTGAATGCGCCGATCGGTGGCCAGCCTTCATCGCCTCTGGTCGGCCGTATCAGTAACGCCGCCCAAGGCAGCGTGTCAGTTGCAACGCAAAACGACTATCCGCCCGGCACAGTTCAGTGGTTCCAGCAAACCAAATATGGCGCTGCGTTCTGGGCAGCAACCGCTCAGTTTCGTACGATGCATTACGTTCCGGGGCGCATCCCCGGCGTGGATCCGTACGGCGGTGGTTTCAGGAGATTCTGATGGGCGCGTTCTCTGGAGGTGCGGCGCTCGAGGCCAAACTGCGAGAGATCGCAGAAAAAGTCGGCAAAGCCAAGACGGTAAATGTCGGCTTTCTGGAAGGCGCGACCTATCCGGATGGAACGCCAGTCGCGCTGATCGCCGCAACAAACGAATATGGCGGCACTGTCACAGTGCCTGCACATGACGTCACGATCCATCGCAAGATCGACAAGAGCGGAAACTTTGCTGCTGGCTCCCTGGACGAAGAAGGCAATCGCGTGGGGGCGAGCCAGTTTGTCAAGGCGTCTCGATCGAACTACGACACGACGCACCACGTCGACGAATATACGGTCACCATTCCTGCACGCCCATTCTTCCGCGACATGATCCAGAAGAATAAGGGTGAATGGCCGGCAGAACTCGGAAAGATCATCAGGGCCGCCGACTATGACGCGGAGGTTGCCTTGGGGCGTCTTGGAAAGCATGTGGCAGAGCAGTTGCAGGAGTCGATCAGAGACTTCAGTGACCCAGCGAATGCCAAGTCGACCATCGCCAAGAAAGGCTTCGACAAGCCCTTGGTCGACTCGGATCACATGCTGAACAGCGTCGACTCGGAAGTCCAAAAATGAATCTGAACAACATTGCCGGTCCGATCTGCGGCGCCGTAAATGATTGGGTCACCGCTTACATGCAACAGTCCCAGGGCTATACGACTGGTTCAGACGGCAAGCGCAGTCCCGCATACGGTCCTGCGATTCCGATGCCCGTGCAGATTCAGGCGCTGCAATATCAAGATCTGATGCAGGCAAGCGGGCTGAACATAACCGGCATCCGCCACGCCATGTATATCAATGGTTCATGGGATGCCGTGGTTAGATCGACCAAAGAAGGTGGCGATCTCGTCACACTCCCCGATGGGACAGTTTGGTTGATAGTTTTCCTCTTCGAGAACTGGAACCGCACCGGAGGTTGGTCGAAGGTCTGCATCACGCTCCAGAATGGCAGCTAAATCATGGGCATTTCGCTATCTCTCACAGAAAGCCAGACGCTCACAGCGCTGCGCTCATTTTTGCTCGCCATCCTGCCCCCAGGAATTGAAGTAGTCGACGGCCAGGATAATCGGGTGGCTGAACCGGCCGGCCCGGACTTTGTCGAAATGACGCCGATGTTTCGCGAGCGTATCGAGACGAACACAGACACCTACAGTGACTGCGCATTCATCGGTTCTATTTCTGGCGCCACGCTGACGGTAACCAATGTCAGCCTCGGCGTGATTGCACTGGGCAATTCAGTGTTCGGAACGGGTGTTGCGAATGGGACAACCATCGCGGCATTCGGAAGTGGCACGGGCGGCGTCGGCACTTACACCGTCTCGCCAGTGCAAACCGTCGCTAGCCAGACCATGGCGGCCGGCGTGAAAAACATCCTGTCACCCTTCAAGGTGACGGTGCAATTAGACGTACACGGCCCGAACTCGGGCGACAACGCGCAGACCATCGCATCGCTGTTCTTCGATGACTATGCTGCACAGGCATTTGCAGCGTCAGGGTTTGATGTCGCCCCACTGTATGCGAACGACCCCCACCAGATGCCGTTCATCAATGGCGAGCAGCAATACGAACAACGCTGGGTCATAGACCTTGCCATGCAGTGCAATCCAGTCGTCACCGTGCCGCAGCAGTTCTCTGACGGTCTACAGGCCAGCGTCAAAGAAGTTCAAGCGCAGTTCCCCGCCTAACCAACCCGCATCACCTAATTCTTTCGAGCCCGCCACTGAGCGGGCTTTTTCATTTCTGGAGCCCTCATGGCGAGCATTCCCGCAAGTGCCATTGTCTCGGTCATTCCGTCAGTCATTTCGGCCGGCGGCAGTGCGCTTGAGCTCATCGGCCTGTGCCTGACCAGTAGCACCCGCGTGCCGACCGGTCAGGTACTTTCCTTTCCGTCGTCAGCGACCGTGTCGTCGTATTTCGGTCCGGCTTCGGTACAGGCTGCACAGGCAGCGATCTATTTCGCTGGCTTCGAGGGATCCAACGTCCTGCCTGGCGCGATGCTGTTCGCTCAGTACAACCTCGCGGCCGTTCCGGGCTACCTGCGCGGCGGCAATATCTCGGGCCTGACGCTCACACAGCTTCAGGCGCTCAGCGGCACGCTGACGATCACGTTCGCCGGCATTGGCCTCACGTCGTCGAGCATCAATCTGTCGTCCGCGACGAGTTTTTCGAATGCCGCCTCGATGATCCAGTCTGCGTTCACTTCGCCACCCTTCGCGGTCACGTATGACAGCGTTTCGGGCGCATTCGTGTTCACGAGCACGGCCTCGGGTGCTACGGCCACGATCACCTACGCCACGGGCACGCTGGCCGCAGGCCTGTTGCTGACGCAGGCTGCAGGCGCAACCCTGTCGCAGGGCGCGGCTGCTGCTGCGGCACCGGCAGCGTACATGGCCGGCATCGTGGCGCAGACAACCAACTGGGCGACGTTCTTCACGGACTTCGATCCGGATGCCGGCAGCGGCAACGCGCTCAAGTTCGCCTTCGCGGCATGGGCCGGCACGACTCAAAACGAGTTTGCCTACCTCGCCGAAGACACGGACATCACGCCAACGCAATCAACGAATGCATCTTCGTCGCTGGGTCAGAAAATCATCGCGGCCGGAATTTCGGGCGCGACGCCGATCTATGTACCGAGCATTCCGTACGGTCTCGCTGCGTTCGCATCGGGTGCCGTCGCGTCGATCGACTTCACCGAAACGAATGGCGAAGCGACGCTCGCGTTCAAGTCGCAATCGGGCCTCGTTGCCACGGTGACGAATGCGACGGCGGCAGCGAATCTGATCGCCAACGGGTACAACTACTACGGTGCGTACGCGACCGCCAACCAGAACTTCATCTTCTTCTATCCGGGCTCGATCTCTGGCCCGTTCAAATGGATCGATGCATATGTTGGCCAGATCTTTCTCAACAGCCAGTTCCAGTTGGCGCTGATGGAGTTGCTGACCAACGTCAAATCGATTCCGTACAACGCTGCAGGCTACGGCCTGATCCGGTCTGCCATGCAGGATCCGATCACGCAGATGCTGAACTTCGGCCTCATCACGCCTGGTACCACGCTTTCGGCTGCGCAGCAAGCGGAAGTGAACAATGCGGCGGGCATCAACATCGCGCAAACGCTGCAGTCCACCGGTTACTACCTGCAGATCCTTCCGGCGACAGCGCAGGTTCGCGGCAACCGAACCAGTCCTTCTATCACGTTCTGGTATTGCCAGGGTGGTTCAGTTCAATCGATCAACGTTAGCAGCGTCGAGGTTCAATAATGGCCGACATCACCAGCGCGAACAGCACACTTTTTTTGGGCGTCACAAGCTTCTTCACCGTTCCTCAGCAGATCGCCGGCTTCGCGACTGACGACATGTACTCGATGGCGAACGTCGATACGAAAGAAGTCGTGATCGGGGTTGATGGGAAGCTGTCTGCTGGCTATATCCCTCAAATCAAGGTGCTCGAGGTAACCCTGCAAGCGGATAGCCCGAGCAACACGTTCTTTGAGAGCGTCTACGCTGCTGAGGAGGCCGCTCAGGCGCCTTTCTTCTTCTTCGGCAACATCAACCAGCCCGCAGTCAGCCGGAACTACACGCTGACCACTGGCGTGATGAAGAACTACAAGCCTCTTGCCGATGCAAAGAAGACGTTGCAGCCGCGGAAGTTTGAAATTCACTTTGGGTCAGTTATTGCGGTGCCGATCTAATGCGTAAAACCAAAACTATCGTCATCGAGTCGGCGGGGCGTGACCAGGGCAAGATGTTCACAGTCACGGAGTTGTCCGCGTCGCAGGCTGAATCATGGGCCACACGCGCCCTCTTCGTCATGATGAACTGCGGCGTAGAGGTGCCGGATGATCTGCTGTCGGCTGGCTTGGCCGGCATTGCAGCGATCGGTATCAAGTCGCTTACCAAGGTCCCGTATGAACTCGCACGGCCTTTGTTTGACGAGATGATGGAGTGCATTTCCATCGTCCCCGATCCAAAGCAGCCGATGGTTAAGCGCGGCTATGGCGGCGTTGGCCCCATGATCGAGGATGACATCGAGGAAGTCTCGACGCGGCTTCAGTTGCGCAAGGCTGTTCTCGAATTACATATGTCTTTTTTTACGAGCGCCGCCACGCAAAAACAAGAGGCGGCGTAACCGTCGACGGCCTGCTCGACTATCCGAACGTCTCGCAGAATATCGGCCTGATCGTATCGAGGAATATGGCGACGCTGCATGAACTGCAGACCGTGTATGGAAGTCAGGATCTTTACGACCTGATCGAAATCGTCGTTATTAATTCGCACAACGACCGCATCATGAGCGAGCGCAAGGAATAAGAATGGCGAATATTGTCGACGCTCTGGTCGTGACACTCGGCATGGACGTTGCCGGCTTCATCACCGGCAAGAACAAGGCATCCGACGCCACGAAGAAACTGACGGCAGAAGAAGCCAAGGCCGCAAAGGAAATCGAGGCGTCCAACAAGCGGGCTGCCGAGTCGTTCAAGAAGGTCCGCAATGAGGTGCTGGCTCTCCTGGCGATCTTCACTGCCGGAATGGGTTTGAAGGACTTCACCGAGCACACGATCGGCTCGGCGGTGAATCTTGGCTATATGGCCAAGAATCTGCAGATGAGCACGCAGGAGCTTTCTGCGTGGCAGCGGGCGGCCGAACGTGCAGGCGGTAGCGCCGAAGGAATCACGCAAGCACTCCAGGACTCTCAGCAGCAGATCGCCGGGTTCAAGATCGGCAAGGTCAGCGACCAGATACAGGCTTTCCTTCGTTTCGGCGGAAAGACTAGCGACCTGCAGGACGGCAATAGCTTCCTGCTGGCTCGCGCGAAGATCATCCAGGACCTGTACAAGGTCGATCCGGCTCGCGCGCAACTCGTCTCCCAGATGATGGGCGTCAGCGGTGAAGAGTTCAACTTCATCAAGCAAGGCCCGCAAGCCATCCTCGCGCTCGTCGATGCGCAGAAGAAGAACTCGGCCATCACCGAACAACAGGCCGCGCAAGCTCTCAAACTTCAGAACGCATGGCTAGACTTCAGGGACCGCCTCCAGTACGTCGGAATGACGATCCTTCTGGAGTTGATGCCGACTTTTGAGTTGTGGCTCAAGAAGTTGCAGCAGATGGCCGATTGGGTTGCTGACCACAAAGCCGACATAGCCAAGTGGGTCGACGATGCCGTTCAATCCATCCAGCAATTTGTTCAATGGGCGGATAAGGCTGCTGATTCGGTTGGCGGCTGGAAGAACGTACTCATCGCGCTTGCCGGAATCAAGATTCTGTCGATGGTGAGTCCAATCCTCTCGCTTGCCGCCGCGCTTGGTGGACTCGGATCCTCATTGGGCATCATCGGTACGTTGGGGCCGGCCGCGATTGCGGCGCTCGCAGGTCTCGGCATTGCGAAGGCAATGGGTCTGCCAGACACGGATAAGACCCAGGGCGAGAAGGACATCGCGAATGGCGACTGGTTGGCAGCATCGGCTCACATGCCGGCGATGGACTTCGTTAAGGCGGTCGCGTCCCATTCTGCCGATGCGCTAGCCGGCGCGCTGGGCACCTCAAATGATCTTCGACAGAAAGCGGGTCCGGAGGCAGTGCAAGCGGCAATCAGAACACAGGCGAAATATGGTGTTCCGATCGACGTCACGCTTGCTCAGTTTGGCCTTGAAAGTGGGTTCGGAAGGCAGATGCCGAAGGGAAGCAACAATCCATTTGGGATTCATGCACGCGCCGGTCAGGACTTCGTTATGGGCATGGATTGGGATGCAAGTGGCAAACGCGTTCCCACAAAATTCGCAAAATACGCATCCTTGGACGATGCGTTTGAGGCGCATGGCAAGCTTTTGGCGACCGGCTCGGCTTATGCGGAAGCGCGCAAGCATCTCAACGACCCGATGGCCTACGCTGATGCGCTTACCGGCCACTATGCGACCGATCCGCTTTATGGATCTAAGCTTAAGTCGTTTATGCGCGGCTCGGGCGGTGGATCGACCAACGCGGCTGCAATAGCGGCGCAGTCCGCTGGCGCTCGCAGTTCCGGCTCATACGCATCCCGTATGTCCCAGATGACCTCGACTGCCGAGACGAACATCAACGGCCCGATTACCATCCAGACACAGGCGACCGATGCACAGTCCCTCGCTCGAGACTTCGGCAAGGAAATGGCGAAATACAGCTTCACGGTGCCACAGGCAAACACAGGGTTGAGTTAAATGGCAAACGGTATCCCGTCACTTCTGGGCCAGGTTGTCAATGTCGTCAATACGGCCGCTCTGCTTGTGGCTGACGCCGAGATCATTCTCGGCCTGTTTGCCGGGCCGAAGTGGGGGGTGTTCAACCCGGACGGGTCGATCGCGCTCCAACCGGATTCGATGATTAGCCTTGACTTCAGGCGGGACTGGAAGATTCCGAATTACCCCGTCGAACAGGGAGCGTTCCAGTCCTATAACAAGGTTGGGCTCCCGAGTGATACGCGGATTCGGCTATCCAAGGGTGGCACCGACTCCGAGCGACACGCGTTCCTGGTGCAGGTTGCGGCGGCGGCGAAGTCGCTCAACCTGTACAACATCGTGATGCCGGAAGGTGCGCTGATCCAGAGCGTCAACTTCACCAGCTATGCGATCAGCCGGACGTCAACGAATGGGGTTGGCCTGATCTCAATTGATCTTCAGCTCGAGGAAGTCCGCGTCACCGCGACTGCGGCGTTCTCGAACAACAACACGGCCGCGCCAAGCGGTGCTGACCCGGTCAATGACGGTCAGGTGCAGGCTACGGCCGTTCCGACTCCGCAGATCAGCGTATCTGCCCTGCAGTGAGTTATTCCACGGGCCGCGACTAACTGGGCTGATAGCAGGCTTGAATTACCTGCTGCGCAAGCATTGCACCGCGCGCATAGGCAAAGTGTTCGTCGAAGTAGACAAGATTGACGGCCTTCTTGATGAAGGCATCGTCGACGCCGTCGTACTTGGCCTTGCGCAGGTAGTCGTAAGAATACTGCGCCGACCATCCGCTATCACGGAAAGTCGCGGCCATCTGAAATACAAGTCCCTCCATTCCGCATTCGTGCATCCTTTGCTGATCTGCGGTCACTTCAGCATGAGCCGCGATGGGCAGCGCAAGGGCAATAGCAATTACGTAGCGAAGCATTGTTACCTCTATGTTTGTGGCCCGATTGGACCGTTAAGAAATGCAGACCATTCCGATTCAAGACACGTTCTCGCAGACCTTGACGGTCCAGCTTGGCGGCCAGAACACACAGATTAATCTGTATCAGAAGTCGGAAAACCACCTGTACTGCGATTTGTTCGTGAATAACGTTGCGATCATTACCGGTGTGATTTGCCAGAATCTGAATCGCATCGTTCGCGACGCGTATCTTGGGTTTGTGGGCGACCTCTGCTTCTTTGACACGCAAGGGACCACGACTCCGCCGAGCACCGGGTTGGATCCATCTAGCCCTGGTCTCGGAACCCGATACCTCTTTTTGTACCTCTCGCCTGCCGACCTCGAATGACTTTCGCCCGCAAAGAGATTGTTCTCACGGTGAGCCTCGGTACAGGGCAATTCGGCGAGACGGGCGCAAACACGGTGACATTGACCGGCCTTCGGGTCAGGGCGGAAATCCAGCAGTTCGGTGGCGACGCCATGCCTCAGGTACAGTTGCTGGTGTACGGTCTGCCGCTGTCGATGATCAACCAGTTGACGGCAATCGGCCCAATCAACTCGTCCGTGCTGTTCAGGAACTCAGTGCTGGTCGCGGTCGGTGATGAGGGCAAAGCACTGACGACGATCTACAGCGGGAACATATGGCAGGCTTGGGGCGACTTCAATCGCCTTCCGGATGCGGCGCTGAACATCTCCGCGATAGGCGGCCTCGCCGCGTCTCTGAAGCCGATCGCCGCGTCCAGTTATCCGGGAAGCGCGGACGTCGGCACGATCATGCAACAACTGGCGACGCTGGCCGGCGTCGGGTTCGTGAACAACGGCGTTTCTGTCCAACTCGCCAACCCGTATTTCCCTGGCACGGCACTCAATCAGATTCGAGAATGCGCCGATGCGGCTGACATCAATTTCACGATCGATACAGGCGTTCTGTACATCTGGCCGAAGGGCGGCACTCGAAACTCAGGAGTTACGCTCATATCTCCAGAAACGGGAATGGTCGGCTATCCGGCATTCTCGAGCAACGGCCTGATGCTGACGACAATCTTCAATCCATCGGTCGTGATCGGCGGAAAGATTCAGGTTCAGAGCTCCATCCAGGCCGCGTGCGGTCAGTGGATCGCCACGCAGATTTCCCATTCGCTTGAGAGCGAGACACCGGGCGGTCAGTGGTTTACGCACATTCTCGGGATTCCGGCAGATGTCCAATAGTCAGGTCGGATACCGCGGCACGGCAGAAGCCACAGACAACGGTTCGGACTTCAACTCCAACACGTTCCTGGTCTGGTCGATCCTCGCCCGCGTGCGCACGATGCAGGTCTGCAAGGTGCTGAGCGTCACGAATGACGGCGGCGTTGCTCCAGTTGGCTTCGTGAGCCTGCAGCCGATGGTGAATCAGCTAGACGGGTATGGCAATGCCATGCCGCACGGGGAAATCTTCAATGTTCCCTACTTTCGCCTTCAGGGTGGAGCAAACGCGATCATCCTTGACCCGCAAGTCGGCGATATTGGATGGGCTGGCTTCGCCGATCGGGATATCTCGAGCGTAAAGGCCACGAAGGCGCAGGCCAATCCCGGCAGCCGGCGCAAGTTCTCGATGGCGGATGCGGTGTACATGGGTGGGATCCTTAACGGAACGCCCAGCCAGTATGTAGCGTTCTCGTCGAGCGGCATATCGATCGTATCGCCAACGAAGATCAGCATGTCGGCTCCGACGATCGTCCTGCAGGCCACCGAAACGATCGGCTTGACCGCGGGAACTGAGATCACGAACTCTGCGCCGGCGATCGAGATCGATGGTCAGATGACGCAAGGCGAAGGACCATTGGGCGGTAATGCATCGATGCAAGGTCCGCTCAATGTGACGCAGGACGTCACCGCGCAAGGCACAAGCGTTCATACGCATACGCACGGCGGCGTACAGACTGGCGGCGGCAATACCGGAGGGCCGAACTGATGGATAGCCTCTATCTCGATCCGCAATCGTGGGACTTGGCGATTGATGCCTTTGGCAACATAGCTCTTGCTTCAGATCCTTATGCTCTGGCGCAATCGGCTGCGACGGCCATCAAGACGTTTGCGGGAGAAGCATATTACAACACGACGCTCGGAATACCCTATTTCCAGAATATATTGGGCCACCTCCCAACTCTGGCATACGTCAAGAGCCAAATGGCTGACGCTGCGGAGACCGTGCCGGGCGTCGTCTCTGCTCAGGTGTTTATAACATCCTTCGAGAACCGCGTTTTGCGCGGGCAGGTTCAAGTAACCGACAGCGCCGGCAATGTGACAGCAGCCAGTTTCTAAGCGCGACCACTCAAGCTAACCAAGCCGCCTACGGGTGGCTTTTTTTATGGCCGCTTCATGGCAAACACAAGCGTTCCATTCCCGACGTTCGGCCCGACCGGATTCGTTGCCCCTGCCGAGTCAGCGATCCTGGCGGGCGTGCAGACAGATATCAACACCGCCTTTGGTGGAAATCTAGACCCATCTCTGACGACTCCGCAAGGCCAGCTCGCCCAAAGCGAAACCGCGATCATTGGCGATGCGAATTCGCAATTTCTCTTCCTCGCAAACGGCGTAGACCCCGCTTTCGCATCGGGTCGCCTGCAGGACGGAATTGGGCGTATCTACTTTCTGACGCGACTGGCTGCCCAGCCAACGACGCTGCAGATTTCCTGCTCGGGCCTGAACACACCGATCCCGGCAGGCACCGCTCAGATTAAAGATTCTGACGGCAACATCTATGCGTGCACTACCACGGGCACGATTCCGGCAAGCGGCGGCGCCATCACGCTTCCGTTTGCCTGCCTGACGACCGGCCCTATTCCGGTTCCGGCCAGCAATGGCGTCTCGATCTTTTCGGCCATCCCCGGATGGGATTCCGTCACATGCATCTCGGGCGTCATTGGCCGCGATGTTGAAAGCCGCGCTGCTTTCGAGCTTCGCCGGCAGCAAAGCGTTGCGCTGAACTCGGTCGGCATGCTGGACTCGATCCTTGGCGCCGTGCTGAATGTGCCGGGTGTAGTCGATGCCTTCGTGGTCGACAATCCATTAGCGACTCCCGCGACGATCGGTGGCGTCTCGCTCAACGCGAACAGTCTCTATGTCGCTGTCGCTGGTAGCTTCGCGCCACTGGCAGTGGGTCAGGCAATATGGAACAAGAAGCCGCCTGGCTGCAACTACACCGGCACCACATCGGTGACGGTCACGGACCCGAATCCGCAGTATTCGACGCCGCCGAGCTACACGGTCAAATTCCAGACCGCGGTTAATACGCCGATCTTCTTCGCGATCACGCTAAAGAACAGTCCGGCTGTTCCGTCGACCGCACTGGCGCAGATTCAGGCAGCACTTGACACAGCCTTTTCTGGTCAGGACGGCGGGACGGTACCGCGCATTGGGTCCGAAATCTTCGCGAGCCGGTTCTATGCCGATATCGCATTGCTGGGTCCGTGGGCGCAGATCATCTCGCTTCAGATCGGCTGCATTAACAACCCGTCTGCGCAATTCACCGGATCCATAACAGGGACCACGCTGACAGTCTCGAGCGTTGCATCAGGTGCGCTGGCGATCGGGCAATTCATCTCTGATGCTGCGGGCAACATTGTCTCAGGCACGCAGATCACGGCTGGTAGCGGTACGTCGTGGACGGTGAGCATTTCGCAAACAGTGACGAGTGAAACGATGTTCGGTGTCGTTCCGAACCAGAATGACGTGACCATGAATATCAATCAGGAGCCGACTTTCGCCGCGGCAAATGTGATTCTGACATTGAGTTGATATGGCTGATACCTTCGATTTCCGGGACACCATATTAAGCCAGTTCGCTAATTCACCCGTAATCCTTAGCCTGGTCGAAAGCTTCAATGATGCGGTCAATCCGAGCGCGAACATTGAGGCCTTCATAAACAATGTTTGGGATATCAGTACTGCCGTTGGTTATGGGCTCGACGTGTGGGGCCGCATCGTGGGCGTGAATCGCGTCCTCCAAGTCTCAAGCGGTCAATTTCTCGGCTTTGAAGAGGCGGGCGACCCGACTGTTGAAACGCCATTCGGTCAAGCTCCTTTCTTTTCTGGCGGGGCGACCACATCAAATTTTGCCTTAACTGATGACGCATTCCGAACGCTGATCCTCGCCAAAGCAGCAGCCAACATTACGAACGGCTCTATCCCGTCGATCAATCAGATTCTGATGGCCCTGTTCGGGTCATCCGGGGATTGCTGGTGTACCGATGGTCAGGACATGACCATGACGTACACGTTCGAATTCCAACTGAGCCCGGTCCAGTTCGCCATCGTCGCTCAATCCGGAGTGCTGCCGCGCCCCGCTGGCGTTCAGGTCACCATCATCCAGATTGGTCTGGTGAACGATGGCGGCGTAGTCACGTTGGGACAGGGAATCTTTGGCTGGCCCACATCGCCATCCGGTCTCTCGGCTGGGGCGCTCTATAGCAATGGTGGTGTCGTGTGCGTAGCCGGAACGACCACGCCCAATCCGGCTGCGCCGCCCGTATTTCTGGCCACCACAAGCGCCTCGCAACTCCTCGCGCTGGGCGGCGCAAATCTCCCTCTAAGCCTTTCTGGAATTAGTAACGGACAGCTTTGGAATAACTCCGGCGTCGTATCAATAGCTTGACCATCGAGAACCTATGCAAGCCTCATCTTCTCCCGTTAGCTTCGTAGCGCCGTTTGCTAATTCGGCTGGCGCTGGTTTTATTAGGGCCATCCCCACAAATTCTCAGGTGGGGATAACTGCCGGCGCAGCGTCACTTCACGATGGTTTCCCGCCAGCCACCTTCTCGCCCGTCGCCGCTGGCGGTACACCCCCCTGGGGCCAAGACGTCAACGGAATTCTGAATCAGATCTCTGCTGGCGTTCAATGGCAACAGGTCGGCGGCCAACCTATCTACAACTCGGCTTTCGCAACGGCCATCGGCGGCTATCCCAATGGTGCGATTTTGCAGAGCGCAGACGGTACGGGCTTCTGGCGCTCGCTCACGGACAACAATGTATCGAACCCGGATGCCGGCGGCGCTAACTGGTTGCCGATGTTCTTCTCGGGCGCGGTATTTATTGCGCTCACCAACGCCAACGTCACGTTGTCTGCAGCCCAATACTCGAAGCCGATCATCGCTCTCACCGGGACGCTGACGGGCAACGTCGTCTTGACCTTCCCCGCGATCACGCAGCAATGGACGGTTGCCAACTCGACCAATGGCGCGTTCTCGGTATCGGCTGTGGTCAGCGGCGGCACGGCCGTCACACTGTCGCAAGGTAGCAAGACGGTATTGCGCGGCAATGGGACGAATGTCGTCGTCGATGCGCTTCAGGTTGGCGCGGGCTTTCAGAGCGGGCACGCCGTCAACCAAGGTCAATTTCCTAGCTCCCTAACTGCCAATGGGTTCAAGAAATACCCGGACCCAAACAGTCCAACGGGATTTTTCATAAAGCAGTGGGGAAGTGCAGTGCTGGGGAATGGATCCGGTCAGTCTGTGACCATTCCTATTGCTTTCCCGAACGCTTTTCTGTCGTCTGTCTGTTCTTACGGTGCTTCTCCCGGCGCCGGCCAGGCATGCGGGTCTCAGCCCGGCACGCTTTCCACGATACTCATCGGCAACGCTACAACGGTTACCAATCAGATCTTTTATGAGGCAGTGGGTTACTAATGGCACTTTTCGCACAATTTGATCCGGGCGCGCCACAACCTGCCCCTGTAACCGGCTGGTATGACACGTCCGCTCTCGAATATCCATCCCTCCCATCGAACGCGAATCTTATCGAAGTCACATCTGAGCAGTGGTCGGCGCATTTCTCCAACCCTAATGGCTGGGCGGTAAGCGATGGGGAATTGGTTGCAAGCAAAACTACTGTCGCTATTCAGGAATAAGAATGACAGAAATATACGGCCTTCCGCAGCCCCTGACCGGTGCCGAAACAATCACGATCTACCAGGAACAAAACGGCCAGATTGCCAAATGCACGATGCCGCTATCCGAGCTCGCAACGATCCTCAATTCCGGTTCATCGACCGCATGGGCATCGACATTGTCCACCACTGAGCCCACCACTGCTGGCGTTGTCTGGAATAACGCAGGCGTAATTTCCCTCTCGTAGACAATCAATGAAGAAAATCATTCTTCTGGCGCTTGCCGCGCCAGTGATGGCGCTTGCCCAGACCTTCCCGACGCCGACGTTCAATAGCCTGACGCTGCAAAACCCGCTAACTGCAGCGAACGGCGGCACAGGCGCAACTAGCTCGACCGGTACGGGCTCGGCTGTTCTCTCGAACTCGCCGACTCTGGTTACACCAAATCTCGGTGTGCCATCGGCAGTCGCTCTCACGAATGCGACAGGCCTTCCGGTGGCGGGCTTGAGCGGCCTCGGAACGGGGGTGGCGACTGCGTTGAGCAATGCGGTAACGGGCTCGGGCGGCATTGCCCTGTCGACGTCGCCGGTATTCACAACGCCCAATCTCGGCGCGCCATCGGCTGTTACGCTGACCAACGGTACGGGCCTGCCCATCTCGACCGGCGTGTCCGGACTTGGCGCGGGCGTGGCCGCCGCCCTCGGTTCGGCAGTTACGGGCTCCGGCGGCCTTATCAGCGCGTCATCGGTAGCGGGCACGTATGCGCCTCTGGTATCCCCCTCGTTCACATCTCCTTTTAATGTAACGGGTGATGGGAACACATTCACGACGAATAACAGCACCAACCCGGTTGACGGTCCGTCGACTTACTTCATCCGCAATGCTACCTATACGGGCGGCACGCCGGGGAATGTCGACAACACGGTTAAAGTGATAGACAACGTCAGTGCGGGACCGACGACGTTCGAATGGGCCTTCCTGTCGCAGATGAACAACTCCGCGACTGCAGGCGAGAACGTCGCAGTTTATGGGCAAGGTAACGCCGTTACTTCGACTACCGGGCCGACGTGGGGCGGAGTGCTGCAGGTTCAGGATGAATCGGGCGGCGTCTCTCCTTCTGCGCGGATCGGAGTCGAAGTGGATGTCGACGGCAACGGTGCCGATCCGGGCAACCAGCGAGCAGGGGTAAATGTCGTCGCGGGCCGGTATCTGAACGCCGGCACGAATATGGTCGTTGGGAATGGCGTGTGGCTAACCGCAAGCAGCGGCGCCAGCTACGGCACTGGTTTTAGTCTGGCGGCTCCCGCGCTGATTGGGCTGGATACATCGGCCGCGACAATCACAACCGCTGCAGTTAGATTGGCTGCCACCCAGAGCATCGACTTTGATGCGAGCGATGTTCACAAGCTATCGTTTGTATCTGGCACCGGGCTGAACTACACCGTCAGCGGCGCTTCTGCTTTCACAGTGTCAGACGCGGGTGCCGTTGGTGCAGCATCGTTTTCCGCGGCGGGAGGACTCGCGGCGGGTACAACTCTTAACGTCACCGGCCTCTCGACGCTTACAGGTGGCATCGCTGGAAGCACGACTGGCGCTGCGCCTGCTGCGGGCACCGTTGGTGAGATCATCAAGAACAGTGCGACGGGGGTGCCTCTTACCAATGTGACGACGGCGATCGTGACGAGTGTCAACCTGACGCCTGGAGATTGGGATTGCCAGGGCACAGTGCAGTACAATCCAGCGGCCACTACGAACTACACCTCCGCTATTACTGGCATTTCCACAAGCACGACGTTTGGATCTGTAGGAACATTCGTCAATTTCCAAGGGGGAGCCGGAGCATTAAGCACCGGTAATCCGAATGTGTGGGCGACTCCGACTGTGAATGAGAATATCTCCACCGGAACCACTTTCAACCTCATAGCTCAATCGAACTTTGCAACGAGCACCATGACTGCAGCAGGTTTCTTGCGCTGCATCCGGGTGCATTGATCAATCGAACTCGAAATGCCTCTTTAGGGCTTCGAAGTCCGTCTTGAATCCGGGATCACGGCTGTGCCTAGCCTTGACCCGCTTCATTTCGAGTTCGGCCTCGGGTGACATCGGCAGGCCGAGGTCTTCCGGTTGTTCGGCCCATCCAGCTCGCTTGTCATCAGGGATCATGGTAATTTTCTCCTTCGATTCTGTTGCGTACGACGTTCGTGAGATTCTGCACCAGTACGATGCGAGTAAATGGTACGCTGACCGCAACACACGCCATATGACGCATCAATCGTGCAACTAGCGCTCTAACATGTCAATTCATCAGGTGCTGAACTATGGGCCCGATCACATCCGCCTCGCGCTGCGCCTTGAGGGCATAAAGCGCATCGTTAGGGTGAATTCCATCCACAAGCATTGATTGCCAGTTTGGCAACGACATGGTGTAGTCGTATTGCTTAACCAGAGGCAGGTTCATCTGCAACGCCACGCTATCTATTACATTAACGTAGTTAACCAACGTCGCTGGACAATTCCAGCATGCATTAGGTTCCTCCAAGACAACAGTCTTCCCTGCAGCCTGGGAATCGGATACGAACTGTACCAGATAATTCTGGAACATTTCCGGTGACTCGTTGTTCGTCACCGTGTCGTCGTTGAGCGAGAAGTTTTCAATGACGATGTTGGCATGGTCCGATGTCGCCCATGCCGAATACGGCTGACTGTAAGGGGCTGTGCCCTCCAGGCGATTTGCCATAGTCATTCCGGGAATGGCGTTGTTCTGCACTGTAACCAAGGGGCCAAACTGTTGCTGAAGCGCGGCCTGGAGTAACGCGGGTGGGTTGCCATCAACCTGAACGGCGCCCCCATTGACCGGCCTGAATCCCCACATTGTGCTATCGCCTTCAGCGTCGATCACGATTGCTTTGGGCTGGGGCTTCGCAACCTGCTGACCAGACAGTGTGCCTCCTCCCCCGCCGCATGCAGAAAGCATGAAGCCGAGCGTTATCGCTACGGCTGCTCTCCACCCTGCTCCGGGGAATCTGAGTCCGTGGTTAGGTCGATGATTGCGCCGGCTTCGCGCATCGCTTCTAGCACGGTCTCGATGTCCTTTTGTTTGAGCGTCAGGCGTGCCATAGCGAAGAACAGCATGTGCATGCCCATGTCGCGGTGATTTCCATCGACGTCCGATGCATACCGGCGCCACGCTCGCCCGCTCGACAAGCCGAACAGCTTGGCCATCTCCGAACTGCTCTTGCCGAGCCTGTTCTTGAGTCGATCCAGTTCCTCCGGTGTTGGAGGTTTGTAGTACATGGCTGGGTCCAAAGGCGCAAGCAATCGCGCGAAAAAAGTTATTCACGGTGGTTCCTTTCGGATTGTCGGACCGCACACATTGCGCGGCCCAGTGCTTCGCACTATAGGGCCAAAGGGTACCAACGTCAAGAGCTAATTTAGATCAAGACAAGCCGCCCACCGAGGCGGCTTTTTTACGCCCAAAACACGACCAACCGGCCCGCTCAGCGGGCTTTTTCATTTCCCCCCCCCTGGAACCATGACCACTCACGACGAGACCACCGCATCTATCGCGGAAAACGAGAAGCGCATTGAAGTTCACGAAGCCGTTTGCGCCGAACGCTATCAGGGCATCCTGGACCGGTTCATTCGGGGCGACCGGCGAATGCAGCGAATCGAATACATCCTGTACTTCCTGATGCTAATGGCTCTCGTCGGTCGTGATGGGGCGCTGAAGCTGGCCGAAGTGTTTATCAAGTAATCCCGCCTGCGAGGCGGGTTTTGTTTTGGGGTGGAAGGCATATGGACTTGCTACTTCTCGAAGCTGAACTGCGCCGCGATGAAGGTGTGCGGCATTCGATCTACCTGGACAGCATGGGCGTGCCGACGGTGGGCTGTGGTCACAACGTCAAAGTCTCGCCTTTGCCGTCTGGATGGGCCTGTCCGCTCACCGACGGTCAGGTCAGTCAACTCCTTGCGCGCGACATCTCGACCACGCTTGCGAAACTCGATAAAGCCCTCCCATGGTGGAGGCAGATGGACGAGGTTCGCATGCGCGTTTTAGCCAACATGGCATTCAACATGGGTATCGCTGGGCTGCTGACGTTCAAGAACACGCTTGCAGCTATGCAGCGCGGCTCGTACGCCGTTGCCGCCGCAGGGATGAAGGCCAGCTCATGGTATGGCCAAGTCGGCGCACGTGCAGCCCGGCTGTGTGCCGCAATGGAAAACGGCGTCATGCCAGCGTGATTTATTCGTCTCGCGCGTATCCGTCAATAACACACCATAGCCTGTTTTCGCCTGAAGGAAATCAATGGCATCGAACCTTAAATATTCGGCGGCGCTCAAGACCAGCCAGCAAGCGGCAATCAGTACCGCAGCCGGCGCCTCCGCAATCCTCACGCTCTA